AACGTTGGGGTTCACCGTACGTGCACCCCACTGTACGAAAAGTACGAGGCTACACCCTACAACACATTCCTTGACCCCGCCGATACGACTAACATCTACTCGGGTATGGTCTTGTACCGTACTGGTCCTGACACCGTAGCCAATGCTAGCGCCGCGACTTCTGTCGTTGGTGCCAAGCCTTTCGGCCTCTCGGCTCTTGACCGTAACCCTAACATCGATGATGTTACTCAGGTTGGTGTTAACTCTTGGGCGGTTTGGCTCGGTGGTGCGAACGCGTTCTTCACCATTACGGCTCCCGCGTTTGACACGACTCAGTCGTACTCTATCACTACCTCTGGTGTCCGTACTCTTCTGTACACCGCCTCTGGTACTGGTCAGCTTACTTCCGTTTCGGGTGCTGCCACAACTCTGGCTGCTGTTCCTGTCGCTGAGCTTATCGATGTTATTAGCCCAACACAAATTGTTGTCCGTCTCGTCCCATTCGGCGCAACAGCCTAAGGTATCTGAAAGGAAATATAAACATGAGTACTATCCTTCCCAATGGCGCTGTTGCCGAGCATCTCGCTCCGCGCACGGCCAAAAAGTCGGACGATTATGTCGCCGGTATTGTAGAGGCTCAAGAGCGTCTCGCTGCGGCTACTGGTCGTAAGACTGCCACCCGTGAGGAGAAGCAGCGTCGTCTGGCCGGTGTTCTGGCTGACAAGGACAACTACATGGTCCGTTTGGGCCAGGGTATGATCGGTCCTATCCAGCTGAAGCTCCGCTATCAGGGTATGACCCGTAACGTCCTCCTTGAGGATCCGTTAACTCCCGGTGTCCCCGTCATGTATGACGTATTGGACGAGTATGGTCAGGCTTACATTCTTTCCGGTAACGAGGGTGAGGTCCGTGTGACTCCCTTCGAAGGTAAGAAGGTTCCAGTCCGCTTGTTCCGTATTGCCACCTTCCCTCAGATCAAGAAGGAAGACCTGTGGTACCTGCGTGTAAACATCGTTGAGTACGCTCAGGACATGTCCAAGCAGGCCATCATGATGCAGGAGGACGCCCGCCTTATCACCGTCCTCGAGGCTGCTATCAACAACTACGCTGTTGACCCCAACCACGTAGTTTCCCCCAACCACATCGTCAACGAGCTCTCGGGTTACATTACTCCTGACTCGATGTACGACCTCGTGGCCCTCATTGAGGTTCACCAGTTGGAGGCTAGCCGTCTTCTGTTCAACCCCATCGACTACCGTGACCTCTACAAGTGGGACATCAACCAGACTGGTTGGGCCTTCAAGGACCGCGTTGTTGCCGGTGAGCGTATTGTTCAGTTCGGTGGCTTCCAGGTTCAGCGTAGCATTGAGGTCCCTCAGGGAACTGTTTACATGACTCCTAGCCCCGAGTTCCTCGGTGTCTTCCCTGTCATGTACTCGCTCGATGTTGAGGAGAACCACACCCCTGAGAAGTTCCACAAGGGCTGGGTCATGGACGAGCTCGTTTCCGAGATAGTCTTGAATCCACGTGGCCTTGGCAAGATCGTGAAGGCATGAGTCTAGTTAAGTTTGTAAAGGCTTAATTAAATAATATGTCTAATGTTCGTAAACCAAAGTATGAGTTGAAATGCCAAAAGTGTGACAACTCATACTTTGGTTACAGAACAGATTCACGTTTTTGTTCTCAAAAATGTATGTTTAGCAATACACAACAAAAAGAACGAGATTGTTTAACTTGTAACAACACATATGTTGGTTATGCAAATAGCAAATATTGTTCTTCTGAATGCCGAAAAGCTGCAGGAAATTATAAAAAACCTGGGAAAACTAAATCTGCAATCTGTATAGGTTGTGGAGAAGAATTTACTAGACCATCGTCTTATGCCTCAGCGATGAAGTACTGCTCTAATAAGTGCAGCCACTCAGAGATAAAGCGCGTAAGAGATAGGTACGTAATGACACTCCACGAAGACACAATCGTTTTTCGTAGTACATGGGAGCTCAGATTTGTGGCCGCTTGCCTCAGATTTGGGCTCCCATGGAGACGATATGACGGTGACTATATCGAGACTTCTGAAGGAAATTACCGCCCGGACTTTATCGCTGGCCTTGAAGAATACGTTGTAGAAATTAAGGGCTACATGAATTTTGAATCAGCCGTAAAGATTGAGGCTGGAAGACAGGCATTCGGAGATAAGTATATCTTACTTCTGGAAGAGGATCTTATCAGATTCGAAGAAACTGGTGAGCTCGATGTAAAGAATGTTTCTACTCGCTCTAGTGAGTGGATGAATTAAAGAAATACCCTTGAAGTTGAATTAACTAGGTATAGAAAATCTCTTTACCTACCTAGGGCGAAAGCCCCTTGAAGATAGGAAGCATTAAAATGGCACCAAGAACCGTATCGAAATCAAGCGACGTTAGTAGCGAGAGCACTCCGGTCCCCGTTGTGGACTTGGGCGGTCACTACGAAGAGCACAAGGCTGATCCAGCGGATCGAGCTGCGGCCCTTCAGAAGCGACCTCCTGCTGCGTTTAAAGATATGCAGGATATACAGGTAGCAGATTGGATTGAGAACCTGATGGAAGGTTCCACTGTTTTTACCAGTGATAAGGGTAGCTTTAAGCTAGCCGGAGCCGGTTACCACAACAGTATTCAACCAATCGCTGAGGAAATTCGCAAAGATCCTTATTTGCTGAGAGCAGTGCAGCGCGGAAGAATTGCTTATATAACTGCTGATGATGCGATGGAAAAGATCGCTGGGCTTAAGGATGAAAGTAGTACAAGCGAGAGTCACATGGACCATCTCCGTGAGAGTCTCTCCGCAGGAGCTAGCGAGAACACGGGCATGTACAAGATCCCGCTGCCAGACGAAGCAGAGCCTAAGGGTCCCGCTCAAACCTGGGAGCAGATCTGGTCCAACAGTACTAGCACTGCCAAGCCAAAGAACGTATAACAACCGGTGGACTGAAAAGCTCCACCTTTATAAGGAGCTTAAATGAGCGACGAGATCAAGAACACAGTGAAGGCTGAAGAGGCCGAACCACTTGGCGCAGTTCTTCCTCAGAACACAGTTTTGAGTGGTACGACCATTTACAATGAGCCATGGTTCAGCGTCTGGGTCCCTCAGACCTTTGCCGGTGCCGTTGCTAGCGGTTACGCTGCCCCTACTTTGAGCGGTAACGGGTGGGCTGGAACGAACAACACTGGGTTCGCTTTCCAGAACGACCAGTACAACACTACCGTAAGAGGCTTCTAATGGCAGTTAAAGTACCACCACACGCTGTAGTGACAACTCAGAGCAAGCCGGGAACTGTTATTGCTCAAGGGGTTTCCGTCCCAGACGTGAGCAAGCCTACTCCATCATACGTAACAGCAACAATGCACTCGAGCACTGCTCAGTCCGCACAACTCATCAACAGAATAGGTGATATATAATGGTTACTCCAAACACCGCTACAGAAATGGCCAACAAGCTCGCGCTTCGTAGCGTTACGCGAGGTGGCGCGAACACATGGTTCGAAGCAATTGATCCCGCTATCATGGTAAACGCCGCCGCGACCACGAACGGTCTTGTCGGGCTCTCGGTCCCGACGAACAACACAACGTTCCAGGTAGGTATCACCAGCGCAATTGCTTCGGGTGTGTTCGCCGTTACCGCCATTACTGGTGCTGGTTCGGGTTCATTCCCTTACACGATCACCTTGACTGGTTCTTCGGCTAGCGCCTTCTCTACGGGTAGCACGTTTAACGTAGCTGGTGTAACCACTACCACTGGTTATAACCAAGCCTACGTCATCAGCTCGGTAACCTATAGTGGAGCCTCCTCGGGAGCCACGACGTTTACCGCTTCTGGTACCACGAGTAACGTGGTCACTGGTGCTGCGACACTGACGAACGCCTGGGTGAGTGGTACTGGTTACGGTACTCTTACGACAACCTTGACCGGAACATCAACCGGGAACAATGTTGCCGCGCTTGTATCTGGTCTAGCTGCTGGGCCGCTGAGTGGTTATACATTCTACGCTAATGCCGGAAATGCTAACTACCTATACGACACGACTACCACGCTGGTCATCCCTAGTGGTGCTGCGCTCGGTGTTGTTAATGCCCTAGGTACTGCGCCGGTTCTTACCTCGCTTGCCCTGAGTGGTACTAATGCCGAGGCGACGACCTACCCCAACTACACAGGTACTCCGAACGCTGTGCCTACGTGGGTAGACGACGCTACGGTACACGCTACGCAGGTTGGTTTCAACGGTCTGGCTGTAGCCGCTACCACTCTGAGCGGTACTGGTCTTGTAACCCAGCAACAGGTACGTCAGATCCAGACCAATGTGTCTGAGACCCAGACGTACGCCGGTTACCAGGCTACCTACAGCGGTAACCTGTACCAGACTGGCCAGAAGAGAACGTACCGTCAGCAAAGCTAATGGAACACTTACCTTTTGTTATAAAGGTTGATGCAGTAATTACTAGAGCCAATGGTGACCGTGAAGACCTCGGCACCATTGGTTCTACTGTATTGGAACTAGAACGTGATAACACTACTGACATCGAAGACGAGAAGTAGTTTAGCCAATGCGATAGCAGGATCTGGTTACTCTCTGAGTGTGCCAAAATACCTGGCTTGGGGTATTGGTGCCGGAGATACTCAATCATCTGATATAGGTCTTTTCTATCCTGTTGGATCACCTATATCTGGAACAGTAAGTGTTATAACTACTTCTTCTTCTGGAGATACCTTTTTATCTAGTACTTCTTTGACTTCTTCTGGTAGTTATAAGATTACTGAGGTTGGTCTTTTTGACACTAATTCTAGTCCAGCCGTGGGGTTCTTGTCAAGTCAAGTAAATCCTGGCGATAAAACCATTACCATCAGCGGTTATTCACGCTTCCCAAATACCTTCCCGTTCTTTGTACAGGTCTATGAAGAGGTCATGACGGTAATTTCTGGAAATGGTACCAATATCTTCAATGTAATTAGGGGCTCAAACGGCTCTAGTATGTTGATAACGATAATTCCTTCTCTCACTCCGGTGGTTGGACCAGCCGGGAATATGTTCATGAAGAGCAGCTTCCCAAGCATAAGTCTCGCTCCTGGTGATGGCGTTCAATTTAATATTAGTGTTCAATTTATTTAGGAGCATATATGGCTAGTAGTTTCAACTCTACATTCTATTTCCCTCAGGAGGGTCTGAACTACCTTCTGAACCTATTCCCGCGAAACACCGCTACGATCTCTGGTACGACATACATAGGATTGATTGGTACCCCATGGGCTACAATCAGCGGTTATGTGGCCGCTACCGATGAGCCGATCACACTGAACTCTGGTACATACACCGTTGCTGAGGTTTCTGGTATGACCGGCTACTCGCGTCAGGCGATTACTTCTGCGACGTGGAACGCTCCGGCGTTCACCACGATTAGCATTAACACCAGTACCGGCATCCCTGTCCAGTACACGACTACATCGAGTGGTTATACTTGGACAAATACAGGAACAACTTTCTCCGGTATTAACGGTATTTTCATCACTCTTGGATCTGGTGTCAACTACACCAGTGCGAGCGGTGCCGTTATTTGGTATGCGCCATTCTCCGACCTCTCAACTGTTACGCTGGCATCTGGTGACTCCTTGACCGTAACTCCTACCTGGCAGATGGCTTCTTACCCGTACTAATGAGCTAGGGGCCTAGTCAATGGCATTGAATATACCCAATATTGAATCATCGCCATCTTTTGACGCCCAATCTGTAACAGACTACACTGACGTATCCGCTTGGCTGGCTTTGAGCCAGGGTACTGGCGTCATTTCTGGTATGCAGGTAACGCCAAGTGCTGGTATGACGGTGAGCGTTGCTCCCGGTGCATTCACTATCAACAACGTCCAGCACTCGTATGCTGGTGGCACAGTCACGATCAGCGGTGCAGCAGCGTTCGATAGAAAAGACATAATAGTTGCCTCGGGTACAACGATATTTGTTGTGTCGGGTACGAACAGCACAGTATCGGGATGGACAAGAAGCTCGTCTTCCCTGCCACCAGTCAAGCCGGTTATCCCATCTAGCTCTGCTCTAGTCGCAGAGATCTACGTTGGTGCTGCCACCACAACCGTAGCAGCCGGTAACATCATTGACAAAACTGCCCTGAACGGAATTAGTAATAACTTTTTGCCGACGAGTGGTGGTACCGTTAGTGGTAACCTGGTCGTAGTAAGTGGGTTCACCGTCAGCGGTACAGTAAACGTAGTTAGTGGGGTTATCAGTACAAACAGTATTCCATTAGTATACGGATCAGGAAACTCCGCGAATGTTCCCAGTGGTGTAGCAATCGGTTATAAAGCACTTGCCGTGAACACAACATCTGGTATTAATAATATTGCAATAGGTACTACTGCAATGCAGGCTAATACTAGTGGTAGCTATAACACTGTAGTAGGTAACCAGGCTAGCTATAGCGGTACAACAGGTGGATATATAACCGCAATTGGTTACCAAGCTGCATATAACAACGTAACAGGTGGATATATAACCGCAATTGGTTACCAAGCCGGTCAGTCACAGATAAACAGTTACGGTACATACGTAGGATATCGTGCGGGATCCAACGATACTGGTTCGTATAACATTATCATTGGTTATAACATCGGTGGTGGTGCAGGAAGCAACAACGTCGTTGTTGGTGCAGCCGCTACTGTTTCAACCTACAGTGGTTCCTCTGCCATTGGTTATGGTGTACAGCTCGGAGGGCACAACAGCACTACTATCGGCTCCAATTCGGTCGGCTCCTCAGGATCCGTAACATTAGGATATTCTTCGAGCACTATAGGCGCAACAAACACTGTTGCAATTGGAACAAACATACAAACTGCAGGTGCTTCTAGTGTTATTATGGGCATAAATGCCGGTGGTAACTATGGCACAAATGCAATGACGATTAATAGTGGTGTTGCAATCGGAGCTTATGCCGGTGGGTACGTCTCGGCGGGAACATCTGCATATGTTAATACCGGGTCGGTGGCAATAGGTGCTTATGCTGGTACAAGCATACAGATAAACCCAATAACTGCCGTGGGGTTCCAAGCCGGGTACTCAGCATACGGGCAGTACAACACATATATCGGATATAACTCAGGTTATCCCAACGGAACAAACGCAAGTACTCTGGCGATTGGACAAACCCTAGTTGGTTACAACACAGGACAGGCCAACGCCACACAGTCGAACTATATAACGGCCCTCGGGTACGGAGTAACCGTCGGTGCGTCGGGTGGTGTTGCGATAGGTGTAGACTACGCAGGTAACTCAGCGACCACATCTGTAGCGAATCAGTTCGTTCTCGGTACTGTCAACCACACGGTGGTTATACCTGGTACATTTGCCGCAAGCGGTGTAGCGACAGTAAGTGGTAGACAAATACTTACAATAGTTCCAGGCACCCAGGCGGGTAAGAACTATATCATTAATGGTGCAATGGAAATTGCCCAAAGAGGTACGAGCACATCAGGTTCAACAACAACCGCGTACGGTCTAGATAGATGGGCTAACAAAGCTACGGTGGCGACTGGTGTTTATTACTCTCAAAGTACTAACCTATACCCGAGTGTCAACCAATATATACAGTACTTCCAGCAGGTTGCCGCTTCAGGAACAACGAGTACGACTTGGTATTTAGGACAATCGTTAGAAAACAACATGGCGTTCTCTTTGCAGGGCCAAAATGTGACTCTGTCGTTCTGGTATAAAATCCCAGTTAACTTTACTAACTCTGTCAACGTAGCTCTGCAATATGCCACCGCCTCGGGTAACCAGAACATGGTTACTACATCTGGTACAACAATAGCCGCAAGTACCGGGACAAACATTAGTACATCTACTACTGCTATTACTGCCAACACAAACTGGACATTCGCCCAGGCAACATACGCGGTTCCTTCCGGGGCGCTATCGCTCGGAGTTGTGTTTTCAAGCCTTACGAATACTGTATCTAGCGGTTTATTTCAAGTAACGGCTGTCCAATTAGAAATCGGTTCGTATGCATCACTTTTCTCAAGAGCAGGAGGAACATACCAAGGAGAGTTGGCGAACTGTCAAAGATATTTCTACCGTGTAGGCGGCAACAACACCTTCGAGCTCATGGGTACCGGTGTATGCACGACAACAGCCAACACGGCTTTCGTTGATATTAAGTTCCCAGTTACAATGAGATCTGCTCCATCTCTTACAGCTGCGGCAGCATCTGGGTTCGGCATCATTACCGGTGTAACAACGACCGTAACCGGTATAACTCTGAACAACGCTTCCGTAGACCAAGCCGCTGTACAGCTCGTAGTTTCGGGCACCGCGACGGTAGCGGGGCAAGGATGTATCCTACAGGCCGGTAACAACACCACCGCAACCCTACAATTCTCGTCGGAGCTGCTATAATGTCATCCTACTTAATCCCACTTGACATAAACAATGAGCCCAGCACGACAATAATTTATCTTATTGAAGATGATGGGTCTACGCTCTCTATACCGGTTGATCCTGACAATGCAGATTATCAGACATACCTGAACTCAGGTCTTACTGCTGCCGTGCAAGTCCTTTCCACTTCCCAGCAAGAAGCTATAGCAGCAGAAGCAGCCATTAAACAAGCGGTTGTACAAGCAGTAGCTAACCTAACGGCACTGGACTCACAAATGGCCCCAATGGTGGCTCAGGCGCAAACAGATTTAGCAACTCTCGCGGCATCTACCGACCCATTAGCACCAATAATAGCTCGAGATATTGAAGGTTCCTTGACAATCGCGCAGGCTGTATCAGACATCCTTACGGCGCTTCAGCTTATTTCGACAGAGTAAGAGAGCCATTAAATGGCTATTAACTATGTACAAAGCTCTGCAGTAGTAACGAGTGGCGGACCAGCGTCGATCACCATCTCTGGCGTGACACCAGGCAACCAGCTCATCTTCAACATCAACGTTGAAGCTGCGTCACAACCATCTATAACAAGCGTTGCCGATAGTAAGACCAATACTTGGTCAAAAGTATACGGAACGTCTTCTGGTGGTTATTTCACTCAACAGAACGAGATATGGTTCTGTAACTCAGCAGCTAGTGGTAATACTACTATAACTGGTACATTCACACCGGTAGGAACGTACGGAAACGGCGTTAGCCTGACGGTGTTTGAATTTAGTGGTATTGGTGGTGTCGATGGATCAGCAACATATAATACTGCGAGTGGAACACAGAACCCAAATGTTACGATAACGCCTAATCAATTCGGGGATCTTCTTCTCGGATATTTCCCAGATGCCAACTGGGGACCAAGCGCTCTACCGGGAGTTCCATGGAATAGCTTTACCAATGGAGCATCTCAAGCGTTTGCTTGGCAAGTATACCCAAGTACTAGCCCAACGAACCCCACGTGGACGCTGGTAGGAAATACACTTACATGGGGTGTTATCGGGGCTGCGTTCTACCCTGCGATTAACCCATCGGGGTCTCTCGCTAATTATCCAGGGTTTATGGGAGATATTCTGCTAGGGGCAAGCCCATTGGGTACTGGCGGGACTATTGTCCATAATATTTATGTAAAATTAGCATTAATTGTTTCTACGAGCATTAGTACAACTAATAAATTTGCTCATAGAATAAAGACTTCAAATGTTATTCAAACATCATTGTCGAATGTGTCTAGAGCTCTAGCAAGAGTAAGACAATCTGCTGTCGTTGCCACTAATTTAGTAACTAGTAGTAAACTCTTTAAAAGAGTAAAAAACTCCGCTGTCGTTGCCACTAATTTAGTAACTAGTAGTAAACTCTTTAAAAGAGTAAAAAACTCCGCTGTAGTGCAGACAAGTATTGCTAATAGTGTAAAGACCATAAAACGGATAAAAACATCAGTCGTTGATGCTACGAATCTAATTAATACAGTTAGAATAAGATCAAAGAATAAAGCTATATCAGTAGTACAATCTGCCCTGATAACTTCTACACGCTTGCGTTCAAAAGTTAGATCGATAACATTAGTTCAATCTTCTTTATCGATAGCTAAAAAAACACTTGCTCGAGTAAGAACTACTAAAGTAACATCTACACAATTAGTGCAGATTATAAGATCTATAAAAAGAATAAGAGTAACAACTGTAATACAAACTAATCTTGCAATAGCTATTAAAACAATTAAACGTGTTAAAGCAACTACTGTTATCCAGATACCATTATCGATAGCTAAGAAGACAATATCAAGAGTCAAATTATCTTCCGCTAATCTAGCAAACCTAGTCAAATCTGTGAAGATTTTCTCTAGGGTCAAAAAATCTATCGCAGTAGGTACTAATCTAATCCGTTCCAATAAGGCTTTGAATAAATCGTCTAAAGTGATACAAACGTTACTTGCCACTTCTTCAAAAGCAGCAAAGCACTTAAGAACAGTTCTTGCGAATGCTATAAACTATGTTCTACCTAAGAGAGTAGACCAGATATTCCGCTATAGCACTGTTAGAGCAATAAACCTAATAATATCTACAAAGAAGTTCGCTCGTGTTCGTATTGTTAAACCAATACAGGTATCTACCGCTATTGCTGTAAAAACAGCTAAGTATCTTAGAAAAACGACCGTAACTTCCACGAATCTTGTTAAGAGCTTGCGCGGGAAAGCAAAATCCGCGCTGGTGACAGCAACCTCACTGGTCACGTCATCGAAGCTTTTCAAGAGAATAAGAATCTCCGTTGTTGTTCAAACTCCGATAGTTTATTCGGTAAAATTGCTAAAGAGAATTAGAAAAGCTTTGGCAACAGGGACGGATGCGGCTCTAAACAACAGGACAATAATCCGCATAAAGACGAGCAAGGCGATCCAAACTTCGCTGACTATAGCAAAGAGAATATCAGGGAAAACTAGAACTGCTGTGGCCACCGCCATCTCTTCCGTGAAGATAGCCAGGAAATTTAATAGAGTCAAAAATACAATCGTTACTGCGGTGGATCTTATAACCAGCACTAAAACAGCCAAACGCATAAAGACGAGTAAAGTCGTACAGATCCCTCTTTCGTTCGGCCTCAGAGGCGGATACCACATAAAAACCGCCGTAGCGAACCTAGTTACTCTTGTCAGAGTACAGAGAACTAGAAGCAAGACCGTAAGAGTTATTGGTATTTCTCTGGTTAAAGTTGGTAGAGGGCTGGGCCGTCTGGCGGGAGCAATAGCCGTACCGCTTGTGTACTTAACTAAGAGATTCAGCAGAAAACGTCAGGCTGTTGCCCTACAAGTGGTTTCCGCAACAATAACCAGGAACGTGAAAGTAACCCGCCGAGGGACCGTAACAGTCAGCTACCACATCGGGACGAGTAAAGGCAGAACGAAGTTTAAGCAGGCAATCGCCGGTCTTATCGGGTTAGCTAAAGTAACCAGAGCTTACATAATTAACATTAAATCGAAGGAAGATTCCAATGTACAACCAATTAGTAAAATTAATAATTATGTAATAACTAATAGTTCGCTGGATAACGTGGGCAATTTCTCGCAGGGCGTAGATTCCCCGGCCTCTACGTACCAAGAGCCGTTCGTTGACAACCCTGGTAATTATAATGAACCAACGGATAATCCACCGAATGATCATTCTGAGCCGGAGAACGCCTCTGGCGAGGATATTGTCCCGTTCTGAATGTAAAACAACTCAGTATTTACCATAGTTTATAGATCTAGAGGAGAAAAAATGACCGTCAAAGATACTCGTCTTACAATCGTTTCGTGGGCTTCCAAGTGGGGCGTCGGGAATAAGCGCTATTTCCAGTACTCCAAGGGGCCTGAGCGCATGGATTTTTTGAAGCACCAAAGAGGGTACGTCCCTCTTTCCCTAGATTGCTCCGCTGCGGTTACTCTGTGGTATTGGGCTGCGGGAGCTCAAGACCCCAATGGGCTTCACTACGATGGTGAAGGATACACCGGGACACTCCTGAGCAATGGCGTAAAAATTGGCCTGAAGCAACTTCAGCCAGCTGACGTTATTGTTTACGGCCCTGGCACAGGAGTGCACGCCGTGCTTGTCGTAGACGCTACGAACAAAGCCAACCCGCTCTGTGTTTCGATGGGAGAAGACGGGGATCCAAGTTTCGTTCGTCACTCCGTGCTCCTTGGGCTGGGTGAGCCAACATTTCTCCGCTACCACACTGGGACCACAGGGCCCGTTTACAATCCACCAGCAGTTAAGTAGGACTATAAATGTCACGTTATCGCGTTAATTTTGCCCAGGGAGTTGCTTACAACGTATCTGGTACTGGTGCACAGCTAACAATATCAGGTATTAACTTCCCTCAGGTGTCGGGGACGTACATGCCTATTGTTCTGAATCCAGGGTACTTTGGCGCGACAAACACTAGCGGTCCAGAGATCGTATACGTTACGTCAGTGAACTCATCGGGGACAGTCGCCACGTTAAGTGCTCGGGCCCAAGAAGGCTCTTCTCTCGCCAGTGGAGCAGTAGTCCCGTGGGTAGCTGGCCCTGTTGTGGCCGACTTCGACGTATCGAACCTGACTTCTACGGGCACTCTCTCGCTGAATAATGGCATCTCCGCATCTGGATCCACTACATTCAATAGTGGAGCAACTGTAACTAGCGGTATAACCGTCAACGGGAACTCAACATTCAACAACAACCTCACGGTTATTGGCAACGAGACCATCAGCGGGACCGTCACGGCGGGGGGAGGTACCTTCGGGGGGACATCTATTCCTGCGGGAACGTCTCTTCTAACTCTCAATGGTAATGCCGGTACTCCTTCAGCAATTAATCTTGCTAATGGTACTAACTTACCCGCTGCAAGTATAGTTGGTACAGTAGCTAACGCCACTAATGCCACTACAGCTTCTAGTTTACTTGATCATGGGGGTGTAGGAACTGGACTCATTATACAATATGGTGTTGTTAATGATACTACTAACTCATATGGTAATATATCTTTTAATTTTCCAAGTTCATTCCCCAATGCATGTCTTTCAATTTTTATGGAAAACCAAAACAATGGTAGTGGGGGTATGTATGTTAACTCTATAGTAAGCGCTAGTAAAACTGGTGCAGTTATGTCACAATGGGTTGGTAATACAAGTTCATTTATACCCAGAAATGCAGTTTTAATTTCAGTCCAATATATAGCTATTGGATACTAAATGAGACCAAGACCAATACCAATGTATAGCGTGGAGCCCATCGGCATCATGACGTATTCGCTGGGTGCTCTGACAGATCCTGACAACAAACTGGTTTATGTCGAAGTGGTGAATACTGATAATAATCTGGTGGTTGTGCCAAGCGGGACACAAACAACTTGGGAAGGCACCGGAACCTATCAGTACACATTTAACTCTAGTCAAACTGCCGAGCAAGGCAATTATGCCGCAACGTATACATACACGATTAGCGGCTCTCCGCGAACATATGTAGATTATCTCGTCATCACCGATCAGATGCCCTACTGGAGCAATCTAGACACCAATACGCGGGAAATAGCGACAGGTATCGTTCACAGACTGGATAAGAGCTTCGACAGCACGGCGGGAGGACCTTATCTCCAAGAACTACAACAAAGCGGGTTCATTATCTACGAAGAAGTAGCTATGGTCATGCAAGACGAAACCATGGACTATATCAACTTTGAATTCCAGCCGATATTCAATCCCCCATACGATATTGGGCTCAACGCGCAAGTTCCATTCCCCACCACATACTACGGGGTGCTGGCTAACCAAACATACGCTCATTTCCTAAAGCACATTGCCCGTAACTACATTGAACAACCGTCGCCGGAAGGCATGAACGCCGCCTGGATGAACCGTAGAGATTACTATAACAGATGGTGGCAACTCTATCTATTTGAGAAAGAGATAGCTGATAAGCAACTCCGACAGATGAAGCGTCAATTCATGGTTGGATCCAAGCGTAGTCTGCTTGTAGCGGGTGGATTGATTCCACGAATGTTTGTTAATCCTGCAAGACCACATTTTGCTTATGCCGCAGTCAATATGTCGGGCGTTTAGCAGGAATAAATATTGGTGGGATGTAATTCATTCAACTTGTTATGCTAGCAGGTATGAGTACTTATACCTGTGTCGTTTGTAATGAAGAAAATGATGGTGGCGTAACTAGAAAAATCTGCGCTGATTGTAAAGATATACCCCGATATTGCAAATGTGGTTGTAATACCAAGCTTTCATCATCTGTTTATGCAGGAGCAAAATTTGCTCCAGGACATAACGTTTATTTACAGAGCAAAGAAGAAATTGTTAACAGAGGGAAGAAAGGGCATAAGAAAAGTATGGATCACTTCCCAATTATTAAAAAATATACATGTCGTGTTTGCAACGAAGAAAAAGAAGAGACTTTGACACGCCCCGGTCCTAGTCGTAAAACGTGTGAAGCATGCCAGGATAGAGAGATTATCTGCGCGTGCGGTTGTGGAACAGTGATTAAATCTGATAAACATCATCAACCAAAATATGCTGTTGGGCATAATACTAGAGCTTTAACTTTTGAAGAACAAAAAAGACGCAATGCTAAAAGATTATCTCATCATAAATATGATGATGAATTTCGTAAAAAAATGTCCGAAAAGATTGTACGTCTTCATAAAGAAGGTAAATTCCTCAATCTCTATGGCTCAAACAATAAATCTTCTAAGGTTGAGTTGTCGCTCAAACCCGTGCTTGAACCTCTTGGATACGTAAGTACACAGGATAAGAAATACCACATTGGTAATTCAAAGATAGGTGTCCACATACCAGATTATGTCAATCGCTCTGAACGAAAGATCGTAGAAGTATGGGGAACATACTGGCATCGTGGCGAGAATCCCCAAGATTTAATTGATTGGTACGCAGAACAGGGATGGACCGCTCAGGTGGTATGGGAAAATGAAGTCCCCGCGTTTGCAGTCAATATGGGAGGAGTATAGTGTGTCCGGGATTGATCCTCAACCGGGTCCGGTAGTATCTGGTACGGGAACCGGTTTATTCACGCAATTAGAGAGCCCGCTTTTAGTTGTAAAACAACGTGAGATATGGGCTGAAATAGATCAGCAACGTTTCCATGATGAGTCTCTTCAATGGTTTGGAGAGGAAACAATCGTTCGTCAACTATGGCGTGCTGAGGATGCTGCTCTTGGTTTGGTTGGGTATTGCCAGCAGTGCCAAGATTCCCCGAATCCGCTGTACCCGGATGCCACGATACAATCACGGGTTAGTACTGTATACAGACAAACGGGGAATAGCTACTGCCCGACCTGTTTCGGTACTACCTTCAGCGGTGGATTCAAACCTATTTGCTATCATCTGTATATGTTGGCGGCAGATACTCCGCAGGTGCGTTCTAACTTATCAACGGGACAATTCTGGAGAGACAACCCCCAGGTACAGTTCAGTTGGTTCCCCGAGATTAGAACTGGTGATTTAGTTGTCCGCGTTAATTCCTGGAGCAATGGCACACCGACTGCCCTAGGTCTTAGATTCCAGGTGAGCGCGGTCAATGTGCAGACCGTGAGAACTGGCCCCGGTATCAGTTACGATACCACCAAGATTGTTAGTCAGTCTTGCACGTTAGAGAATGTATTCCCGAGCCACCCATATTATAACGTCCCAGTCATATGATTAATGGAGTTCTTTTACCAGAGTTATTAACGCAGAGATTATCTCGCCGCGCAGTTGAGATCGCTCAGCTAATAGGACCGCGTAAAACAGGGCGTGGACTGAATAGCCTCTTGCCGCTGTATCAACCAGGGATAATAGGTATAGAAGTACCTGATAACACTGCCTATATGTACGACCTTGAGAAGGGCGTCCGGGCACATGCCATGGTGGATCTCGCTGGGAAGGTAATCCCGATTAGAGAAACTAACGGGAATATCTCTTTTAGAAGAGCTAGCGCGAACAAGATTGGCACTATACCAATTATTACAAGATCAGCTAAAGACGGAAGAATACAGACGGATAAGAGAGAGTGGTATTACCCGGAGAAACAGGGGCTCTCATTCCTGGATAAATCACTTCGTATGAGTGTAGAGGAATGGAAGAGAACAACCAATACACAAGAAGTTATAAGTATTCTTATGCAAACTAGCATGAAGAATGATATAAGCGAGATCTTATATGGCAGACCCACACCTTAATAAGGATTAATTTTGTTTCAGACAGCCGTAAAAACGTGCATCATAGAGGCTCTTGAAGCTGGATTTTCTACCCTCGCGTCCTCCCCAAGTGATTATAGCCTTGAGTTGACGCCAAATAGTATCACGATTGAGTACCCTCTCGAGCTTGTCCAATGGCCAGCGATATTTGTGCAATTTAGGCCCAACAAGATCCAGTGGTCTGGGCTCAACCCCGATATATTCAGCACATCAGTGTCGGGAATCACCATAAGTGGTATAAATTATCCAGGGTCTAACGCCACCAGAACCGGGTATTTTGAGGGCAGTATTGACCTACAAATCATGGCTATGCACAGCGAGGAACGAGACCGTCTTTACGATAGTGTTACGAACCTGATCTTATTAGACAGTATTAGCCCTGCCAGTACGGCTTTTGTCCAGAGTATCTATAACAATAATCTAGTCGGGATGACGCTGCTTTTGGACACATTCACCCCTCTCGGGGACAGCATCAGTGTGGGAACCCCGTGGAGCCCCGAAGAACTTACCTATGAATCCAGCATCCGAGTCAGTTGCATAGGTGACTTCTACGAGACAAAGTACCAGCCACTTTACCCACAGATCACTGCCGCAACTTTCTCGGGGACCATGGTGCCTCAAATCATTACGTTTTCTGGCTAATTATTCAGAATAAAAGTATTAAAAGAAACACTGTAAAACAATAAACCATTCGCATAAGGCATTGAAGGAGAATGTATGCCTATTCCCAATTATCAGATTCCTGGGGTTTATGTCACACAGTCTGGTTCCTCACTGACCGCTGTGAACCCAACAAATCTTAATATCGCTATTATTGCCGACGATGTCGTGCAGGGCTACAACATGGATACGTTCAATAACGTTGTATCTGTGAGTGGTGTCACAATCGGTCAGCTCTCTGTACCAATGGTTAATAATACATATAGCGGAACATATTCGACGTATTCCGGATACACAGTAACATGGACCAGCAACAGCGGAACGACAATTACCGGTGCTTATGGAACCAACTTTAACATAACAAATGCTAGCGGTAGTGCGTTCTCTTACCTCACGACAAGCGGAATTTCTTCGAGCACCGTCCCAAGCGGGACCGTACAGATAACGTATGGTCACAACTGGGGTGCCTATGGGAATTTCACAGAGTATACACAGGCTGCTCAGGCCATAGGGTCGTCCATCAGCGGAACAACGATTGTTCACCCAGCATTGCTCGCTACGCAGCTCGCTTTCCAGAATGGTGCGAACACTGTATCGATTCTTCCTGTGGCCAGAACATCCAGTGGCACTACAGCATCTACTCAGGATTGGGCGAACGTGTTCTCCACTGGTAGTGGGTTTACCGGGAACAACCCGATCTACGCTGCCGCCCTTAATAACATTGATGTAATTGTCCCCCTTTACGGATTCATCAGCATGAGCGGAGCTACATACGGTCAGATAACTCCGTACGGTAGCAACAACGTAGCTGCCGCGATTACCAGCTATCTTCTTGCTCAGAGCAGTAATGGCGTTTACCAAAGAGCCTTCCTTGGTGTAGACGGCACCTTTAACCAGGTAACGACCACCGCTATGCAAGCCCTGGCAAGTGGCTTCGGTATCGGTGGAGCGGGAACAAGAGTGAGCCTTCTTTTCCCTTCTACAATCAACTATAACCCTGGTCTGAGCACTTCGACTGGTCTTACGAACGTCAGCTTTAACATCCCAGGGTACTACTTAGCTGCCGCCGTAGCCGGTACATTTGTAGGACAAACCAACGTTGCTACACCAATTACTAATAAGATTGTTAATGGTTTCAACTATGTGCCAAACCAGATTAGCCTGATTGATGCCCAAACCAACTATCTTCCATATGGATTGACGACGGTATATCAGAAGCGAGACGGTAAACTCTGGATCCTTCAGGGGTTAACAACAAATATTACAAACTGGTTAACACAAGAGATATCTATTAACGCGATTGGCGATGTTCTTGCGAATCAGATTAGAAATGGTCTACAGGCTACTAGCCTCATTGGTGGTCCATTGACGCAAATTACAGCTGCTGCTGCCCTCGGTGAGGTGCAAGGACAGCTAACGGATGCTGTTGCTAACGGTTTAATTCAAAATTATCAGAACTTGGCGTATACAGTTAATCCTGCCACACCAACAACTATCAATATAACTTTCCAATACTCTCCGACCTACCCAATTAACTACATCCAAGTTGTACTGAGTCTGAACACTCAGACCGGTGTAGTCCTGGCTAGTAGCGCTCAGAGCAACCTCGTAGTTTACTAGGAGTAACTTATGGCAAAATCAACATTCCGCGTAGGTGGTGGTCAATATACAGCATTTACCTATAAGGGAGCTCCTCTAATCTATGCTCAGATGATCAACGAGCGCGGTCCTCAGCCCGTTGCTCAGCCCCAGCCAATACAACCATTAGATTCTCCTTACCCCATTGAAATTGCGCTACCCTCCGCTCTTCAGGCTGGAACGCTAGAAATAACGTTCCTCGAGCAATGGAACGCAGAAGTCTGGGCGCAACTTGGTGGAGACTTTACAACTGCCTCTGACTTGCTCGATGTGTTTAATGCTCAGCTGGCACAGGGCGAAGTTCAGTGTCAAAAGATCATCAAAAAGCCAGACGGTACAACACGCAGAATTACTTATCAGGGCTGCGTCGTTGTCAATGCACAAATTGATGAGTTGATCCAAATTGGAACAATGACGATCCCCAAGACAATAACAATTATGTATCGTTCTAGAAAAGAATCCTGACAGAAAGGTAACGAAGTAAAATGACCGTACGTTCATATTTAATCCAGCTGCAGCCAGGAGTTGGTCAAGCCATTCTCCCTGACCACCGTAAGATGGTACAAGGTGTGCAGTATGTAGTCGATGCCGACACATTCTCCAAGATTAGCCTCGGTGCTCGCCAGAATGTTGTTAGCGTTGTATCAGTCTACACTGACAACACTACTTCCAGTGGTGGCTACGTCCCCGCTCAGGTCTCTACGGGTGTAAACCGTCAGATCGGTGCGAGTGGCCAGAGCTTCCTCAACATCCTCTCGCAGACGAGTTCTACTCTGACAGCGTTCAGCATTGCTGGCTTCGCTGCTCAGGGTGCCTCTCCCGGTGGTTCTCAGGGCGCTGGCGCCGGTATCGGCACCGCTCAGTCTACGCTTAGCGGTTCTGCGAGTAACTACTCGCTAACCGGACCAGATGGTGCCCGTTATACCCTCGTATATAACGGAACATCTTCTACCATTTCTGGCGGTTGGTCTACAGTATGGCAAGACTTTAATAACCGGTACGTATCGACCGCCTCTGGTATCACATTCCAGGTACGTCAGGATGGTCTCGGCACATCTTACCTAATCAGCGCGAACACCACGCTGACTGGTACTGCCGGAGCCGTAACGACAGTCGGTACAAAGCAGGGTGAGTTCGCCGGTATCACATTGGTTAACATCCCTGCCGGTAACTTCGGGTTCGTACAGATTGAGGGTATCCACCCTAACGCAGCAGTATACAGCGGAACCGCCGTTGGTGCCGTGGTCGCGGTCAGTGGTACAAGCTCTACTGGTGTGCTTGCTCCTCCTGCTACGACTGTAACGTCTGTCAGCACCGCTGGTGTCGTGACCGGATCGGCCCTTGCGAATAACGTTGTTGGTACAGTTCTGACGACTCCCGCCAGTGGTACTGGTACTGGTCAGTACTTTGCCCAGGTTGAGCTTCGTAGCCGTCGTGTCAAGAAACCGTACAACCGTTTTCTGAATAAGAACTAGAAAATTGCATAATTTACTGGTAGGCTACAAGGTAAGCCCTAGACCCAGAGGATAATATGACAATTGCAGACAATAGAGGTTGGGAGACAGAAGACCCCTCCCAACCAATGAATGAAGTTATATCTTTCCCCGATGAGTGGAAGGAAGAGTTTGAAGGTCTCTTATTCCTCGGCTATTTACAGCATGAGGTAAAGAGAATACCTTTCCACAGTTTTGTAATTAAGACTCTCAATATCAATGAGAAGTTAGAGGTAAGTCTTATCGCCAAGCCCTACCTGGAGAGTGTTGGTTATAATCGTGCTTGGAAGGCGGCGGTCGTTGCTGCTGCCCTAGTCAGCATTGATGGACGACCTCTCATACCTAGTAATAAAACAACAAATGTTGTTAAGCAAAAGTATGATTACGTAGTCAATAATTGGTATGACACAACAATTGATCTTCTTTACGAAGAGCTCGATATGTTGGAGAATAAAGTCATTATGGTTCTTCAAGAGCTTAATATCATTGAGCCGATCATGCCAGTAAATATTTTTGATGATGACAACAAGGAAACGGATAACCCAAAAGATGGCAACTAGACCCGTACGTTGTTGAAAAAAGTGAGATAGCGTACTTAACCGGTGTCTTCAATAAGTCTGATCTTAATTTTCTTCAGGAAAAGCTATTAATAGCTGTCACATTGCGTAAGCGTAAGCAAGAAGCCGAGTTAGAAGAAGCGCATTTTGAACAGAACATGTTCTTGATTAACCCAGAGATGTATCGACAGTACATGAAGAACAAAGAAGATAACTCTGAGAACGAAGGCATTGCCTGGGGCGCTCCTGAAAGTATTGAAGAGCAACAGGAACTCCAACGTATCTTTGAAGAAATCAATCAGCAGCTTGATAGTGATGAAGATAAAAAAGCCAATGAAGAGTTTGTTAATCAACTGGGCATAATGAATATATTCAACGGCATTGATATAGATAAAATTGGGGGTGACTAATGGCACAAAATGATGGTGTTGAACTAAATTTTGATATGAATGCCAACACCGGGCCCATGCTCGAAGGCATGCAAAGAGTCGCCGCAGTAACAAAACAGATCCGTGCAGATATTGAGGCCATGAGCGATGGATTGGATGGTACTATTGATAGAGCAAATAAACTCAGAACCTCTTTTGAAGGTAGCTTAAATCTTGTCGATCAGATAAAAGCTGGAATGGATGTTGTAGGAACATTCGCGCAGACTTTTCAAACTGCTCAAAATAACAATACCAATGCCTTATTGGAAATGATGAGAAGCACCCGCGCCCTTGGCGGGAATATGAACCAGTTTATGAATATCGCATCGTCTGCTGGGTTTGGTAGGGGGACCCCAGGCTACGGCGGTGTATACACGGGCGGTATAACTCAGAGCCAAGATTTCAGTAGTTATGCACAAGACCAAGAATCAAACATATCTTCTTCTCCATACGATAGGATTATCAAACGCCGAGCTAAACCAGCGTCTGGCGGCGGTGCAGGCGGAGGAATCCCGCCAATCTTCACCAGTGGCGGAGAAGTACCCTACGAAGAAGTACCTTACAATGGTCAAGGCCCGAATACAGATGCGATAAATGGCATCTATGGCACCAGGGGGATCAATCTTGGCGGTAACCGACAAGTTCCTATAAAGCCAGCTCAATTGATGATCCAAGATCAATTAAAGCAGTACTACCCTAATTTATATGATGACATAGTGGGTAATGGCAAAGAAGGAACCGCTGCTGAGTTCGCGTATAGAAATATGATGTACCAGGCGGGAAGCCTGATCGGGAGAATCCCTGGCGGCGGAAGAATAATGGGACGCCTTCAGGAGGGTCTCAATAATTATGGCATAAATCTCGATGCTATTAAAGCTTCGCAAAGAAGCAACACAATCCCCACTGGTAATGTTGATGAGTATGGGAACCCAACATATACCAGGCCGTTCGGCATACCGAATGCTGGTGCAAGCGGTGGCATTGCAGACGCTGGTGCAGAAGCAGTGACGCTAAGAATAGCCAACCAAGTATCAAAGATATTTGATTCTAGTGTTGCACAGAATTTTGCGAAATACGCTGGGTTCGCCGGAGCTGCTGGATCTGTTTACGGGACGCTTTCAGACGTAGCGGGACAAGCCAGACAACTTACGGGATTCGCTCAAGCCCAAGGTAATGCTCTGGGTATGGTTAATTATGGGCAAAGCGCCGGTCTGTTCGGGCAGGCTTTCCTCAATTCATGGGGTGGTCTGAACCCATTCTTTAGCACGCAACAATCCATGCAAGCACAGATGAATGGTGCCGCCCTCGGTCTACGTGGAGCAAACTTATCAAATTATGCTAACCAAGCGATGACCGCTCAGACTAAATTTGGAATGGGCGGACAGCAGTTCCAGAGTATTATGGGAGCTGGTCTTGGTGTCGGAGTCAACGTTAACCAAAACATGCAGGGCCTCGGTCAAATCCGTCAGTTAGAGGCGAATACACAAACCAGCACCGCTTATGGGAACCAGGCGTATGTTGCGGGGATGCAGTCTAATGCTGGGATGGGTGTTAGCCCAACAGTAGCAGTACAAATGGGTATACAGGCCGCTAAATTCGGATCCGGCAATCTTATCGCCCAGTCCTATGGTATGACTGGCCAGGAGGGCCAGGGCACGACGCTTAACAATGCCCTTATGGCCCAGCAGTTGGGCACATCGTATACTGGTTTGTACGCAGCTGAGCAAAAAGTCGGTGCTGCTGGTCAGGCTAAAGCCCAGAACTCTACCGACGAAGAGATCCTCTCGTGGTCAGGTATTGACATTACTGCTACGTACAAAGATGAAAATGACTTCAAGGCTAAAAACGGCGACAAAATAATGACTCTTCAGGCGATGCTTCAATCTGGACAAGTTGGTCAAAAACTTGCTAATGTCGCAAGCACCCCGCAGTCTACAGAAACATGGGCGTGGAGTGTCGTCAGGCAGCATCAGAAACTGAATCAAAAGACTAAGAACAGCCCACCAGGATCGGGTTTGGCAAGAATATTTGGGGACGTATCTCACGCTGTTGAACATGCTGTTGGCGGTACATTGAAGACTGCTGGGAATGCGTTAGAGGCAGCGCAGCATGTAGCAACGGACGTGGGGCTATCTCCAGAATGGCTAGTATCACAATCAGGTTATTCCCATGACACGAACTCAATAAATAGAAACTTTGACTCTAGCGTAACTGCAACGGGCGATCTTATTAAAGGAGCAGCATCAAGCGCTATTAAAATAGCAGGATCAAGCGCTTTGGACCTTTCACAACCGAAAAACATAGCGCATTCAGTAGAAGTAACTTTTAAAGGAGCTGCCGAAAGGCTCTTTAATTCGACAATAAAGCAAGCGACCGCTGGCAACAACAACGGGTCTCTTCCGCCGAATAAGCAACCAACTCAAAGCCTACCATTTTAATATATGGCAACCCCAACTAATTCACCGTTTATTGATAGTAAAGAAGTCGCCTTCTTTCAAGACAAAGTTACTAATAAAGTATATAATTTCCCATTTAATATAAATACTTTGAATTGGAACTACCAACTAAACACTCAAAGCTATAGCACAATCGGCGGTCGTGTAACACAGATCTTATCTGTACAAATAACAACCATGGTTATTCAGGGAGATGCGGGAAGTCGTAAGAATATTCTTGAAATGTATAGTAATTATAGAGCCATACAAGACAGCCAAACTCAATATAAAATCCCCGCCAACTTTTCAGTGCCAAGCCGAGGTCTGTCTTTCGACGTGTGGTTGGAGAACTTCCAAATAGGGTACGGAGTGACTACGGTCGCATATCCATACACCATCGCTATGGAAGTCCATCAAGATATTAGTAATATAGCTGCGAATGCGACCATTACTGATGCATTAGCTAGAGTGGTAAATAATAACGGCGGAGAAATAGGCTTCAGTGCCGCGTGGACCGGGCTCTCAAGCAACGAAATAAATATTCAGTTCCAAGACGTTGTGAACGCTTTGACGGGTGGGATCTTAAGTTCTAATTCTACATCAACGCTAGGAGGTTAAAATGAGTGACAACAATAACAACAATAGCTACGCTAATTGTAGGATCTCTAAACCAATCCTATACCCAGACCAGCAGGCGATCAGTTTCAACGGGTTTGCCTGGAGCAACACCATGGGTATGATCCATGAAGTTGTTCCCATTAACAATGAAAGTTGGAAGCAATGGCTGGGAACGCCGCAATAACCCTCCTGTATAACGGCAAATCTACTGTCTTTGAAGTATGGTTGACGATGATAAACACCAGCTCGAACACAGAGTTCTACGCTCAGCAAATACGTGACGGTATGAGCTGGATTCCGATCCGTCGCGCCGAGAGATTCTTCAACTTCCAGGCGGTATGGCCGTTAATCAGTACACAAAGTACTAGTAAAAAACCAGATTTGGGGTTCGAAGATATAGACCCTTCAGACGGTTTTGCTAAAATGAATAAGTTCCAAGACGCCATTAGATCACACCAAATATCAATAGTAAATGGTTCTACAACAAGACCAATGTATGTAGACTATTACAATAACTCTGACCCGACACTCCCGATTTATAACACGATGATTAGTCAAAAACCGTTGCCACCGCTTAAATTTACTGGCTGGATAAAGGTCGTGGAAAAACAATACGTACGTTTTCAGAACTTATTCGTGACGAATTATACTATGAATATTCTAACGCCAAATATAGCTGGAACGCCGCCAACTGCAATGGATCAATCTGCTAACATAACATATGCACCGACTGCAGCAGAACAAGCAAGATACGGTGACAGTTGGATCAATACTAGATTAGCCGCAGCTAGGGCCAATAATCTGCAAGGATTACCTAACTAATGAGTTTTAATAATTCAGGAACATTCGTCTATACTCCAGATATTAATGTTGCAATCTATACGATTGACAACAAAGTTCTTGACGTATCTGCTGATATTATAGACTTCTCAATGGATCGTGAAATAAATGCTGTCAGTACGTTCTCATGCACGCTGGACAACCCAAGTAGGAAATACAATCGTAGAATAAACACGATGGATAGAATAACCGTTTTCTTAAAGAGAACGAATTTTGTCCAGTGCTTTACCGGCCTTGTTACGTATGCTCCGGTTGAGACACTCGTTCCTACACCAGTCACCATCCAAGCAACGTGTACCCTGAGAATTCTTCAAGTTACTTATTGGGATGATACGCTCATTGCGTATCAGCAGCTGTTGCTTAACTCCATGGATACAGCCGCCTGGAGCTCGAACGGAACTCTTTACGATGGTGGTGTCGCTCAAGCTCTTGTAAACGTCCTTTATAAAGTATGTGGATGGAACCCGAATAGCATTCACATCCAAGGAATACCAACAAACTTTATTAACTTCGCCGCTCAGGCGTATACTAACCTAGTCTCATCTAATGAGATAGATCAAAACGTTGTTAAAGAACTGAGTCAGGCGCTGAGCATCAATAGCATTACGAGTGGGAAGAGTGTGCAGGCCGGTGGTTACGCCTACGGATCCACGGAGACTTTGGGCAATAATTATGCACCACATGGTGGAGCGGGAGTAACGGTAACCGCTTCAAAGGCTAAAGCATTTATGACTAAAGCGATAGCGGGCGGGCAAGACAACTCTCCCGGTAAGAACCCGCTGAACCCAGTATCAGATATCAATGTTATAAATGAAGACATATATTGGTGTTCGGCCCCGTGGTCATATTTGCAGTACCAGATTCAACCATATATGAGTTCTTCTAAGATCAAAGAATATGAATCTATTATAAACGACTCTAAATCATGGTTATCAGGGGTCAATATAGATAATAAGAATAATAGTCATGATGGTAGACTGTTGTTTCTTGCTAACCTCAAATGGAACCGAGCGGTTGCTGTAAGAGCCACCAGCATCCCACAGAAACCCAATGTCACACAAAATGGGTACGCAGTATACGACGATAAAGAAACAGCTTTCCAATGCGACCCCGGAGTCATCGCTTACCTAAATGGTAAGACTGGTGACCCAGGTAGCTGGAAGGCCACGGATGATCCGGGTACGTCTGACATAACATTTCAATGGGCAGACACTTCTAAAATACAAAAAGCCGGTAAGCTGCCGGATCTTAGTACTACAGCAGCTAACGCTTACCTAGGAGCTGGTCTCGCCAACCAATCAGATCCACTTGTTGTTACTCAAGCTCTGAATAAACTGGTATACAATCTTATTGGCCAGTTAGGAGATGCATATTCAGAGCTCCCAGGAACAAGAAAAAATCCTGGAGCGTATGGCTCCGGGAAAGGCTCTTTCGACTGTTCAGGGTTTGCTCAATGGGCGTATTCAACAATCCAAATCCCCATCGGGTCTAGTACATGGTCTCAATACGGACCAATTGCCACTCCTGGGGCGAGCATCTCAGGGACTTACGAACAGGGTGCTAAACCAAAGGAATACGGTCAATGGATACCAAACACACAACAGCCACAGGCCGGTGACCTTATCTTCTGGGAAGTACCAAAAGACTGGCATGGCAAAGCCGGGGATATGAATGAGAATGCCCCGCAACATGTTTCTATAATGGTTGCTAATTTTGGTGACCCTCCCCCAAGCGGTACACCGGTCTCTGGCCGAGCCCCGGATACAAATGTTGGTTATACCATCGAAGCTTCTGGCCCAGGACTTGGACCAAATATACAACCTATTTATTGGGACCAGGTTAGTAATGGAAAGTGGCAAGACTGGGGCAACGGTTGGCAAGGTAGAATAATTGGTTCACGTAGACCAATAACCCTGCACCCAGCATGGGGTGCCGCAGCCATGCAAAGTTTTACTTCCGTAAGCACATCGCAGGATAACATGGTAGCCAATGGCACTAGCACAGGGACAAACCCATCTACTACGAATGGATTAGCTTCGCAAACGTTAGACCCAAATAACCTGCAACAAAGAAACATCACATCATTGACAAAAGCTTTTAATAACCTTTATCAAATGCCTCAATTTGATGTTAGAGCGAGCGCCATAGTTGGAACCCCAAGAGCATTTATACTTGATAACCCCGTTATGCAAGATATCACGCAAATACTTGGAGCCGGTCTTAGACAGTACCAAAGTGCCCCGAACGGTGACTTCGTAGCCTGGTTCCCAGACTATTACGGCGTGTATGGTACAGACCCCGTACTAGATATTAGTCCAGTAGAGATCATAGATTTCCAGATATATCACGATGACAGCCAACTGGCTACACACGTAGGAATAATTGGTGATACCAACGGTATTGGTCAGCAAGTTAGTATGGCTGACTATATAACAACAAATGGTATTGTTAGTATCCAAGATGCATCAACAATGAGATTACTATTTGGTAAGTATTCAAAGAGTATGAAAGCAGATACTCAGAATACCAAGGCGTCTTTAGACTTCCTCAATAGATATGGTATGAGACCATACGTGCAAGAACAGAATATGATCCACAGTCACTCAATGGAATATATGTATGCTTTATATATATTTATGCAACAGTGGACAAACCAGTATGTTAGTACAATCCAATTGACGTTTCTCCCAGAACTCTATCCGGGTATGAGAGTAAATATGACTGTTGATAATGAGAGCGGAGGGACTGATAAATACCAGTTCTACTGCACCGCTGTTCAGCACCAGGGGAGTAGAAGCGGTGGCTTTACTACACAGGCTACTCTGACAGCGCCAATCATAAATGGTCACATAATGGACTACGGGCTGGGTATATCATAATATGGTTTCTAACGGCGGCACACACAGCACGAATGCCGGGGTAAGGCGAGTTGTTTTAACTACTGGGCCTCAGCTACATCCCTTCAGCACGTCTTCTCCTGACGCTGCACAGAATTACTATTGTCTAGCTTTAGATACAAAGGGTTTCCAGATACAGGTCGATCTTCAGGCTATACCACCAGGGGTAACAATAGATCAGATCCAGCAGAACCAAGTTTGGTGGGTAGAAAAGCGGACTAGTTTATACCGTCTTTACCTATATGCCGGGACTTATGACCCAACTACTAGACAGATAAATAGTACTGACTATATCCCGACATCTATTAATAATGTGGTCGTTAGTGGCACACCAACTAATTATGAGGTTTTGACGGCGACTAGCTCGAGTGGAGCTACGTGGGAACCAATCAGCAATGTTATTAATGGAGCGTATCTGACCACATCTGGTGGAACGATTAAAGGTAAATTAACAGTAGCAAGCGGCCTAACCGTAAGTGGGAACATATCTTTGAGCGCGAGTACGGGCACCACCGGTCAAGTAATGTCGGCAGGAACACCACCGACGTGGTCATCTAGTATCCCACTGATTGGGAAAGGATCCGCACTAGCTGGATCAGCACCGTCTATACCAGGACCGTTCTCTATAATAGCCGGTTATAATCCCGTTTCTTTTTCAGCAGGTTACGGGATATTAGCCATAGATGGAGGAGGATTCCCGAACGGCTTGTTGTCTTTTACGGCGAATGCCATGGGAGGATCTTCGGTTAGGAACTGGTCTTTGACTATAGATAATCTAACAGCTGCACCATCTAAGGCAGCAATAGACTTGTATTTAGCTACTTCTAACACCGGAACCGGGGTAACCGGTACGGTTAACATCTCATACATCGCTATAGGATGGTAGGTCTCCTTAATGTACTACAACCCATATTTCACCTAAGATATTATGAAGACGATTACAGTTAGCAACGGAGATATACAACTCAGCGGTGGCAAAATACAGTTTGTCGTAGCCAGTGATAAGCTCGTTCAGGATATAAGAAGCTGGTTGGTAGAGCCCCTCGGGACGGGTTTCACCACCCCCAATTTTGGCAGCTTGCTCCCAGGCATGATTGGTAACCCGCAGACGGGATCCACGGTCAGTTCTGTAACGAACGAAATCAATAGAGTTCTACAGCTTTATCAGGGCCAACAGATAATCAATCTACAATCAGCTCAAAATTCAGCTACGTTATCTAACTGGAATAGAGATGAAATTATACAAAATATAGTTTCCGTTGATGTTTCCATACAAAATACAACGATTTTGGCCCAAGTTACCTTATTGACATTGGCTAATAACACTATTAATCTTAATATAACTATCGACAACAACGGAGTTAACGTAAATGGCTGATACATCAGGAGTCCTCGCCAGACTACAGGCCGCATTATCGATATATGACCCATCGTGGGATGTTAGTGTCGGTAGCGCAACATACAAGATACTAGAGTCGGTTGCCCAAGAGATCGCTATTGCTAATAACAACTCTACTCTTCAAACATACAGTTACGATATTAACACCAAGTTTGGTGCTGAACTGGATGCTTTCTGTAACCTATTCGGAGTATACCGTCAGCTTGGTAAAAGAGCATCAGGTATAGTAACATTCTCCACGAATACACTTGCCAGTAATATCATCGATATACCGATAGGGACCCAAGTCGCTGTACCGATTGGCGGTAACTACGCTTCTGCAGTATACTTTGCAACCGTAGCGCCAGCTATAATTGGCATAGGTGAAACATCCACGGACGTTCCAGTAGTATCAACATTGCCAGGTATAATCGGTAACATTCCTGCCGGTGCCATAACCATGCAGGTAAGCCCTCTTGTTAACATAACGTCAGTAACTAATAATAGCCCGTTCTCAGGGGGATTAGACCCAGAGAGTGATGTGGCGCTGAGATCTCGCTGGCAAAGTACTGCGTTTAATAACACAACCGGTACGTATGGGAAATACATATTAACTGCGCTACAGGATAATAACGTGTCCATGGCCAACGCTGTAGGATCCCAATCCTTTTATTCCGAACAGCTACAGATTAACTCAGTCGTGAGCGGAAGTGGACCGGCAACGTTCGATTTTGTAGCATACAGTGGAATGGTTGTCAACACATATTCTGGCACTGTTACCTATACTGGTTCTCCAACTGTCGTTGCATTCTCTGGGTTCGCTGCTGGGACAAGCGGGACAGTTATAGCCTCCGGGATCCAAACGCTTATTAATAACAACTTCCCAAGCTATGGCATAACAGTCGCGGTAACGCCAGCTACCGGAACAATAACCACCGGGTTGAATATCAACTTCAGTTCCGCCAGCCCATACCGACTTATCCTAGGAAGTGGTAGCACCATACCAGCGAGCGGTGTTACAACCAGTGGTATAACTACTATTAGTGGTACATCGTTCTATGATTACGTAGTCTCGAACAACCCAGACGTTGGTGTTTCTGGTACACTTTCTTACAACACAACTTTTACCGGTTACTTATACCCCCAGGGGAATGAATTAGTTGGCAGCAACCTCAACTCGTTTAATCAGTCAGTCTATGCGAACACCGTTGATTATTACTACCCGAATAACGTAACGCCACAGCTGCAATTGACAATGGCCAATACTACGGCTAACCCTTCACTGTTCATCGGCAATACAGTCCAGGTTACTTCTGAGTATTGTCCGGCATCGAATAGATCAGTGACGATAACAAGCGGAAACTATGTAGATATATTTATCAATGGAACAACGGCTGATCAAGCATATTCACAAACTGTTTTTAATACAACATTCACCATGAGTGGTGGAGCGTCAGCCCCAAGATACTTGAATGCAGCGAACTACGTAGTGGCCAGCGGTGTTCTCGCATCCACACTGGCTACGGTAAGTGGTGATATCTATGTGCCACTTGATTTTCAACCAACGATTAACTTCCCGGCACAAATAGGAACAGCTAATAGTGGCCAAGCAGATACTCTGTACTTATACAATAGTTCTAACGGAGTAGGATATACTTACCCAATTGCTTTGAACCCTTATGGATATATAACATTCACTGGAACCACTACTTCTGGGGCAGTAGCCTCGGGCACGAACTTCCTAGCGGTTAACAACGCTAGTGGCTTTCTGTACCCAGGTCTTGCGCTCGCTAGCGGATTGGCAACATCAGGAACATTGAACTATATCAGTTCCGTATCGTCCAGTGGAGTGACTCTGGGCTATCCAGTCCCTATCACTGCAATAACTGGGAGCACCTCAGCCCTATCGTACACGATTAGTGGTAAGGCTTTGGTCTATCCACTCTATGATACAACATACAATAGCAATAGTATATTACAAATGACAGGTCTTGCTTTCGATGTATCAACGCCGCCGACTGGGTGGCCATCTCTCCCAACGAGTAATACATGGATCCAATATAACTATAACTATAATAATGATGTTGTAGTTGTTGACCAGCTCGTTCAACAAAGCCGACCAATTGGTGTTAATACTCTGGTACACCAGGCAACATTTATTCCAATGATTGTTAATATAACACTTGTTATATCGAATGGGTATAGTCAGGTCACAGTACAATCCAATGTCTATAGCGCAATCGCAAATCTGTTTAGTAACTATAACTATCTAGGGACTATATCTTTCTCGAACATAAATAAGACAATCCTGTCTGTCCCCGGCGTCTCTAACGTCAGAACAACGAGTATTAACACAACAGCTATCGATGGAACGATACTTCTTACAAAGACGAGTGACTTTAACCTGGCGAGCAACCAACTCCCACAACTTTATGGAATTAATTACACGATTAAGGGAGCTAGCAACTTCTAATGGCTGGTAATCTTTTCCCGATTAATCTTCACTCTACTTTTGAGCAGAAGATTAAGAACTTCCCAGATGATCTTTACTACTTCAACGATGGCGACAACATTACCACGTTGATGAAGATCCTCCTGGGCAATAGTGGGACGGGTCAATTAAGAAACCTTCAGTTAGTCGCCAGACTCGGTCAACAGAATATAGAATTTAACAACCTAGATGATATCCTGGGCATGATATTGGGTGTACAAAGAATATCACCAGAAATCTACAGTTTTGCTACCAACCCATTTATAGATCAGTTAACAGATTCTCAGTGGCAAGAAGTAATAACAAAAGACTCGAGCTACCGTGAAAGGCTCCTAGGGGCGGCGGAAGCGTTCCAAACCGGCTGTAATCTCTGGGGAGTTATGACCCTCTGTGAAGCTCTGACTGGGATTAAATTCTATGTAGTAGAGAGCTGGAGAACCCCTGGGTACGGGAGAACAGGTTTAAACAAGGCACAAGAAATTGTTTTGATACCATTGACTGATGGGAATAACATCTTAAAATGGGATCAGAGCAAGGCTCACGCAATATTAAACGTGATACAGAGCCTCACGTTTCTTAACTTCCAGATTAGCTTTGGCTCACCAATAACAACATTTAAGCAAGTCCCAGTAGCTGCAACTACTGTCTCTACGGCGAGTGGCTATGTTACCGCCAGCGGGTATTCTGAGTTCTTCTACATGCCGATTACTGCGAACAGCACTCAAATAAATACTCCGTCAACAATTTTGCCCGGTGCTTCGACTAGGTACTGGATAAAAAACAACAATAACAACCCAGCTCCCCACTTTGCTCACTTGCAAACACAAGAGATTTCTATAGATCTTACAGGTAGTATAGTATCTATTACTACTTCTGATTTATCAAGCTACGCCTCAAAGAGTGTGGCTAACCCATCAATGCAAGTAACTTCAACAGTATACGGCGCTCAGTGATAAAATGACAATACTCCCAAACAACATCGACCCGTCTAAAGACTATGTGACACCTGGGGTTGACCCCGCCATGTCCACCAACGGGCTGGTATACAACAAAATTTATGCCCACACTGGTGTTATTGACTCTCTCGGGAATACTACTGTAAACGGGTATGATGACCCGAACTTAAATACAGTTAACAACAATAATGGTCTAGTTTCCTTTAGTCCTAAACCACGGGGGTATTGGATCTCCAACACAGATTTTGGCGGACCCAACAGCACACCAATCGTATTGACATACAGTTTTGTTAATACTACTTACTATAACAATTTATCTTTCTATGCCCTAAATGTCCCTTGTTACGTTGAGATATTAGACGCTAACTATAACCCACTCCCAGGCACTTCAACGTTCATAGTACCGGGTGGTAGCGATATCTTTACTACAACTGACTGGGTGTTGTTAAATTACAATGCCCCCATGAATCCAAGCCCAGCAACGGTAACTGGTACAAATGGAGTAAGCAACTTTACGTATCCATTGACTTGTAACAATAATATCTATATAAGGATAACAAGAAATAAGACCGTACAAACATCAAGCCCGATCAATGGGTTATCAAACGTCGCGTACTCTGTCGGTGTAAAAGATTTCCGTATAAAGTTAAATGTCCAGGCACTTCCTGATATACCAACTACGGTATATAGTGGTACAAATACCGTAACAACACAAAATCGCTTCCGCATTGTAGAGAATTATTCCTATGCCAGCAACCCAGTTTCTAACATGTTTGTCAACACCTCTTCATACTGGAAGAGCGGGCCACAGCCGGTAAAAGATGCGATTGTTTACTTTTATGTAAAGGTTAGCGACACAATTAGTGGCACTCCAGTGCCAGCTACAATAAATCGTTTGTATATAGATCCGCTATATAGTAATTGCAAGTTTAATGTCTATTATACTTCGAGTGGTTCCACCGCTCCGGTAAGTGGGTCTATTGGCGTGGATCCGGGTACGTTCTCTTGGACCCCAATACAAAGAGACTTCACCCTCCGTAAAGGTATCTATGAGATACCAACTACAGTATGCACCTACTTGAAATTTGAGTTCACTTCACTTGTCCCAGAAGTATATGATCTGCCATTCGATTCTATTAATAGAACAATAAACGTCTTCCCATATGACGTAGAAACGTTCTATGAGAACCTAGAGCAAGACATCATCAATGGAAACGCTGTTACATACTCTACGATAGGTAACTCTAATCTACAGACTCAACCACAAAGAAGCAACCAAATCGGTGGGTCTACTATCTTCGGTGTATCGAACCAAACCATTGGTAATGCGAGCAACTGGCAGAATCTTAGCCAACTAAATAGCTCACAGCTCGGCAATACGACTACTAATAACTTGTCCTCAAGCTCGCAGATTGTTGACCCGAGCATTAGTTATAAATTATTAGACGCTAATGGTAATTATAATCAGTCGTCTTATACCGCTTTCTTGCAGAGACGTTTCCCGGATAATAGAGTCCATAATTATAACCAAATAACTATAAACCAGACATGGCATCAGGCGTACTTCACTGGAATTAGATACTTAACGGCATTTTATGAAACCGTTTTCGATGACCTAAGGGCGTTGCCAGGAACACTCATAGCCAGTAACTCAACGACTAGTGGTTTCTCTTCGCAAGACGTTAATTACGTAGGTTTGAACGTTGATGACATAGCCGTTACCCCATGGTTCAATACTGTTGATACTTTTAATAGTTTTAGCATCGGTGGTCTCACTACAGACTGGCGTAGCTTCCTTACTCAGGGTAATCCTATTAGCACAGATCCTGCTTTGCTGAATGGGATACCGCCAATTTCAACATCTTCCTCGGGGACCCCAAAATATATCGGTGCTCTTGGATCTAGTTCTATTTATGCCATATCGGGTAACGGATCCGCTTACGGACTAAAGTCTATACCTTATAACGCAGCTAATAACTTATTGAGCTACAATGATGCGAACTTCATACCGAACTCAACAATGCCGTATGGTAGTGTAGCGGGGCCATGGACACTTATTTTTGATGATGAATTCACTGGTAACTCGCTGAATACTAATGTTTGGGCTCCGAACTGGTTTGGAGAAAGTGGAGTAATGAATAATGTTGTTACTCACTCGGGTAACGTTTCTGTCTCTACAGCTAGTGGGCTTAATCTTTTGTTGGCGAGTTCTGGTAGCGGTGCCCTTATTAGCTCTAACCCGAATGGCGGGGCTATCTCAGGTTTTCAGTTCACATATGGTTACGCCGAGGCACAAGTCACATTCCCGAACAACCAGGATTGGAGTTCCTTCTGGACGGATGGACAGAACTGGCCATTGACAGGCGAGTTCGACATCGCAGAAACTACGGGTGGTGCATCTAACCAGATCTGGGTGGGTAATTATCATTACAGCGTTTCTGGAAGCGCCACATCCAACATCGATCCGTCGCCACTCCCATCGGGTTACTTAGGATCGTCGCATATCTTTGGTATGGACTGGGAACCAAATCTTGTTAACTTCTACGTTGATGGCGTTCTGCACAGAACTATTAGTGGGTCTATAGTCGTAAGCTCTCCACAGTACATCATCCTCAACCACGGCGTATACCCATCCGGCAACGCCACGGGAGTCGGTTCTGTCGTGAATGTTCGTTACGTAAGAGTATGGCAGCACTAAAGAGTAAATGGTAATTATCTAATGGCAACTTATAACTGGTATGCAGTCAGCAGTGGGACAGCTATACATGGAACATCTGTATCGTGGAGCGGAGCAGTCTCTTCTACTTTAAGTGGAACGGGCACTGCCAGTGGCATAACCGCTAGTGGCGGAGCATCTAACAACGTAATAGCGTATAACTTCACCATACCAAATGTTTTCATGGCGAGCGGCACATCAAACTGGCAAACACAGCTCGGAGGCCCTGCAGTTGGTGTCGTGGGATATGCGAGCTATGTCCCCATGAGCGGGGTTAATTACTACTTCCTCGTTAACCTGCAGTCTTCAGGTACAACAAACGTAACAATGTTTACTCAGTTTATAAACCCAGCCAATGGTTCTGTGATCTCTGGCACTGTTGTAAGCGGGAGCACCGTATCATTATCTGCGGCATCAGGAACCGCCATCATAACCGCTACGGGGACCAACTATAACAAGAGTATACCGAGCAACACAATACAACTTGTTTTGAGTGGTTCTAATACTGTTCCTTATAACGTATACGAGTTTGGTATCTATAACTCACCAACAACTCTCTGGAGCAGCCCTTCTAACAGAACTAACATGAGAATTGGTGGCGTAGCCAGAGTCTTCTTGCCGACTACTAATAATGGTACGTATAGGGCTAGCTTGTTAGCAACGGATTCTAACAACAACGTTAGTGAGATTGCCTACAAGATTTATCAGCCGGGAACGATGCCGCTCAACTCATGGTTTGATATTGAGCTAACGAGCTATACAGCGTATAACTACATCATGTTCACGATGCAGATCCAACAAACCAATCTACTGGTTACCGAAGTCTTTTATACCAGTATGCTCGCACCATTCTACCACCCAGTCCGTTATGAGTACACAAACATTAGTGGTAATAATATCAACGGCACAACTGGGTGGTACCCGATCACAACCGGCATCAATAATCCTGATTACTTTATTAGTACCGTGTCAGGTTTGCCAGCCAGTGGTATACAGGTGAGAATGACGGCTCTTGATCCATATATTTTTATATCTGGGGTAAGCGTCGTTCCTTACTATAAGCAGAACCCATATTATGCCGGATTGGAAATCAATTACCTGGGTACAAGTAAAACAAACGAGCTAAGTAAGCGCGTTTATCTTGACAATAAGCCTTATTTCCAACTCAATCAAGATATATACCCATCGAAGTTCAAAATCAATAGAATCGCTGGCACCGTTACCTCATATCAGATTGATTGACATCCCCGCGCGGGTGTGGTACCATCTATGAATGGCTTCTGAAAAAACGATATACGTTCAAAAGAGCAACCTCCTCAACGGGGTTCTGCGGTATAGCTCTTTGGACAAAACAATCTCCAAGAAGTTCTCTCTCGATGCCTACGGCACACTGAAGAACCGTGATAAGATCGATGAATTTAAACGCCTTCTTGAAGAGAACGACTATTCCCTACTCTTTGAGGATAAGTCGTCTGAAGATTTTTATAACACACTGGTTCGCTGTAGCGAAGATGAATACGAAGTAAATAGCCCATTCCTCGTAGACCACAAATTATTCCCATTCCAAAGAATTGGGCTGAACTATATCTGGGAGAGACTACATTCACAAAATCCTCGCGTTCTAGTACAGTGGGACACTGGAGCGGGCAAGACCCTATTGAGCTGCCTAACTAGTCAGAAGCTCATCGATAACAATGATATCGATATGGTTCTTGTCTTCTGCAAGAAGATCAAGCAGTATGACTGGGAGCAAGAATACCGTAGAATGACGACTTTGTCCGTGGGGCGAGTCGGAGAAAAGATGGCACGCAAAGCACGCCATGAGTTCTATAAGGAGAACGATAACCAGGTTCTTATTCTCAACTACGAAAAGGTTAGAGAAGGGAACAAAGTCAAGCGCAAGAAGGACCGTTCCTACGATAGGACAGATCTTCTACAAGTGCTCGAGATGATTAAGGGGAAGCGTGTTCTCATCGTTATCGATGAAGCACAGAAGATCAATAGTGGAACGTCCCTTCTCGGAGAAGGGTTCTTCAACCTGATCAATAACTCAGACTGCGATATCAAAGCCTTGGGCTTGACAGCGACTCCGTATACCACCAGCCCGCTTAATATCAGAAACATTTTCTCTGTTCTTGACCCAACTATCCAAGACGTTAGCAATCTTCCGAAGGATGTTTTTAAGCGTTATTACGGTAAGGAGTTCGGGTACTTCAACGCTGGGTACGCTCAAGAACTATACGTAAAAGAATGGGATAGGGCAAAGCTCCCGCTTCTCGGCAAGAAACACGAGAATTGGACTCATATCGCCATGAAGAGCGATCCTATCATCGCTGCTCAGTTCCCTGAGAGCATCCCTAAGAAGGTCGTGTACGAGCTTTCTGATGTAGATCGTGCCATCTATGATTGGGCAGAGGAAGAAGCCCGCAAGCGTTATAACCCAGATAACCCGGTGGCCAACTGGTCATATATTGATACATTGCGCATGATCTGTAATACTACAGAAGGGCTAAAGAATAGTGAAGGGAAGTTTGCAAAAGAAATCGTCGCGGAATTCGGGAGTGACATTAGCATCCTCAACAGTACTAAGTACCAGCTGATTGAGAGCAACCTTGAGGCTTATGTAGAGAGCGGAGACAAGGTGGTTCTCTTCACCTTCTGGACCAATGGGACTTTGTTCCCCTATCTAGAGGCCCTCAAGAAGAAGTTCCCCGATATCCCTGTTCTTCCTATCTGGGGCGTCGGGATGGACAGCAACACGGTCACGAACAACATCAGAACTTTCAATACCGTCAGCGGACCAGCTATACTTATTACCTCAGACGTAGGACAAGAAGGACTTAATCTGTATGCCCCATATCTTTGGAATATCGAAGTACCGCGCACTTACTCGGATTACAAGCAACGAGCCAACAGAATCAACCGAGCAGATTCCAAGAGTAAAGGCATTAGCCACACTTGGATCTATAGGGCGGTCGCTGCTGATACGATTGAAGAGAGAGTAGACGCAAAGATTATTCGTCGCCGTGACGAAGCAGAGGCAATTCGTGGTACTGTTGATGAGAATGTAGATTTGCACAGCACAATCGACGTGACACCAAAGGGATTCCTTTGGGACTAGAAAGAGAAAGGGGGTGATGCCCGTGAACCAACACCAGAAGATTTTTTATTCCTCTAGGATTGGATAATTTTGCTAAAGAAAGCCATCACTTCAATTGTTTTATCATTAATATTAGTATTATCGCCACATGCTGCGTCAGCATCGACTAAGATTGTACTTAGCGCCGTTACACTGGCTAAGTGGAAAAAGGTCGCTGTATGCGAAGAAGGCGGTAATTGGAAGTATTTTAGTTATTGGTACCCGGATGCTCTGGGGATCGATAGACCGAACTATATTCAGTTCGGGGGCAACCCAAATAAACCAAGCAGTAGAGCTCAACAAATTCTTGTTGGGCAGAGATTCATAAAGTACTATAAAATGGGAGTACCCGATCAATACGGTTGCGCTCCATGGTAGAAAGGTAAAAATGGCCGTTAATAAATATGACCAAATCCACAGAGATGTTATGGACCTGCTCCTTAGCGGAGAGATGCACAGCACAATAGTTGGAAAGCAAATTACCTTAGGAGGGTCTGTAACCAATGACATCAAAGAGTCTGAGGAATTCACTGAATATATTGTAAATCTGTTGAAAAAGGCAGAAAACTTTAGAAAGGACAATGTAAAGAAGAGCAAAAAGTAGCCTTAGGTAACGAAGACAGCTATTCTAAAGCGTCTTCCTGAGGGCTGGGTCTTCCTCGGGGGTTGCAGTCGGCGTCATGCCTTGACTCCCCCCGAGGCCCTCCAGTAAGCTCCTACAAAATATTATGGGAAATAATCAAATTGACTACGGTTGGCAAAGAAATGCCGCTTGCGCATCGATGTCTGCTGAAAATTATGATAAATTCTACGCAATTCTGGGTAGAACGTCTAAAAAGGGTATCGAAAGCGTCTGTAACAGATGCCCAGTATATGAAGAATGTCTACAGCACGCCCTAAAGTACGAAGAGTTTGGGTACTGGGCTAGAACAACTGCCAAAGAACGCGTAAAAATGCGTAAAGAATTAGGCATAAAGCTTGTTGACATTGACTATGAAGCTATGCTAGAATATGCTGAATATATGACTAAGCAAAAGGTAGTCATTAGAAGCTATATGACTAAGCGTGGGCCAAAGGGCCCTAGGAAGAAGAAGGTAGAGTGCGACTCAGAATTGGAATCGTTGTCCCAGTATTAAACATGTTCGAACAAGCCGTAGATCTCATCTATAGCGCAAAGAGTCAGAACGAAATCAAGTTTTATCTTCAACCACAATACCGGTATCAAGTCCCCCTGGCCGCTGCATGGAATCGCGGCATCCGTAGCGCAATCGCAGATCAATGTGATGTAATTATCGTAAGTAACGATGATGTGTTGTTCGGGCCACAAAGTATTGATGAGCTCGCTAAGATTGCCCATGAGATGGAAGACAAGTACGTCATGGCTTTCCCGGTAGATGTCCTCGATGGTCTGAATGACCCAGCAGATATACTCTTCGGTGAGGGATGGAGACTGGGGATTGAGAATAAGGAAGACCAGTCATTTTCTTGTTTTGCTATCAAGCCAGACTTCTTTGAAAAGTGCGGAACTTTTGACGAGAACTTCGATCCAGCCTGGTGGGAAGATGCTGATATGAAATATCGTATCAAGCTCTTAGGCTATAAGACATTCCAGACTGATGTTCCATACGTGCACCTTCGCCATCAAACTACTATGAATTTAACGTTGCCCCTTAACTCTGTGAAGAGCGGAGAATATTATGTTAAAAAGTGGGGAAGTGCTAAAAAGGACTTGCGCGAAGCATATGCTAACCCCTATAATGATGTTAGAGTTAATCCAAAAGAGTGGAGACAGTTGTGAGCAAAATTAGAGTACTGGCCTGGGGAGATTACGCCTGCGGCACAGGATTTGGGACCGTGATGAGAAATATCATGGGAGAGATCTATAGTACGGGCAACTACGAGATCGATGTCGTAGGTGTTAATTACGACGGTGGTCCATACGATATGGAGAAGTGGCCCGGTACTCTCTGGCCAGCGATTAGCGCTCTACGTACACAAGGCCCGTACGGAGACGTGTTCGGTCGTCAAGTTTTCCTTGACATGCTCGCTCAGCGTGACTACGATATTGTTTTCATTGTTCAGGATACTTTTATTGTACTCCCGATTGTTCCTCAGATTCTTGAGTTGCAGAGAACGAAGCCGAATACTTTCTCAACTATCTACTACTACCCGTTTGACTGCGAGCCACGAGAAGAGTGGGTTAAGCAGTGTGTGTCTTCTTTCGACTACCCTGTAGCGTACACAGAGTACGCTAAGGCGGAGAGCCGTAAGATCATTGGAGCACTTGCTGATCGTCAAGATGTTATTTACCATGGTACTAACACGAGTGACTTCTACCCGGTTTCTCCCGAGCAGAAGAAGCAAGCTAAGGAAATGATTTTCCCCATGCTGAAGGACCGCTTCTTGATTACTAACGTTAATCGTAACCAGGGCCGAAAGGATATTTCCCGTAGCCTTATGGTTATGAAGGAGCTTCTAAAGATGGGTGTAGAGGACGCATTCCTTTACATGCACATGCAGGAGAGCGACTTCGGTGGTAGTGTCATGCAGATGGCTCGTGCAGTTGGTCTTGACCCCAACAAGGATTTCACAGTACCAGACCCTCGTCAGTTTGGTGCCCACAGTGGGTTCCCAATCGAGTTCTTGAATCAGATTTATAACGCTAGTGATCTGTACCTCACCACGACTCACGGCGAGGGCTGGGGTCTCAGCATCACAGAGGCTATGGCTACGAAGCTACCGGTAGTTGCCCCTGACAATACTTCTATCCCTGAAATTCTTGGTGATGACCGAGGTTGGAAGATTCCTAGTGGAACATCTGCGACTCACTGGATCATTAAAGAGAATGATAATGAGCGTATGCGTCCTCTTATGGATGTAGAGAAGACCGCAGAAACCATCAAGTACATTATCGACCATCCGGATGAGGCTGCTGAACGCGCTGAGAACGCCTACAATTGGATCATTGACCACACCTGGGAGAAGGTCTGTAAGCAGTGGTTGAATGTCTTTAATAAGGCAACCAACAAGGCTCGTACTGCTCGCATGTTTAAGGCACAGCAGAACAATGCCTAGGCGTATTGTAAGCATAACTCCTTTCTGCAACGAGACACACATTCTTGAACTACGTTTAGGAATCCTTGATGGTATTGTTGATCGTTTCTATACCATAGAAGCCGATAGGACTTTCACATACAAGCCTAAGCCCATGCTCGCTAGCACGGTTATTCATCCTAAGAATGTAGTAGTAGAGATCGAGATGCCGGAAGAGGGCGGATCCTGGACTAGAGACTATTATCAGAGAGATTATAAGGTAGATTTATCTGATTATGATGATGATGATATCGTTCTGATCACTGACCTCGATGAGATCCCTAGACCTGAGTCACTAGAATTTCTTAGAGATAACTTTGACCCAGATTACTCATACGCATTCTTGATGCTAACTCATCAATACTATTTGAATAATCAAAACATCACTGAGGGGTACATCGATAGGGCTAAAGCCTACAGCGTCAAGCAATACATGAGCCCAGACTTTAAGCCATCTTTGTTCAGATTCAACCAGAACGCCGACATCGTCTTACCCGAGGCTGGGTGGCACTGGACGTACATCGGTGATACTAATTTCATCAGAAACAAGATTGAGTCTTTTGCTCATACTGAATTTGATAATCCTTATATCAAGGATGGATTAGAAACTAGATTGCAGAATAACACTGACACGCTTGGGCGTGCTTTCGAGCTACAACTGGTTGATATCGATACTGATTTCTATCCAAAGTATCTCAGAGATAACAAGGACAAGTACAGCAAGTACATTAAGGAATTATCATGATGCCAATGAGTTTCAATGAATGGTTGCAGTACGGTATGGATAAAGGATACTGTTCAGAACAGTTTTGTTCTACACACGATATCCTTCCTCTGCACGAGAGCGAAGAAAAAGCTTGGGAAATCGGCGGGGATCCTTGTATGAATGTAGTTCGTCTTGGCTCCTATGATGACTGGGATATTAGTTAAAGGATAAAAATGAAGAAGGCTTTAGTTTTAGGTGCCGGTGGATTTATTGGTAGCCATATGGTTACTAAGTTGAAGAATGAGGGGTATTTAGTACGAGGAGTTGACCTAAAATTCCCAGAGTTTAGCGAGACTGATGCCGATGATTTTAGGATTAGTGATCTAAGGGACCAGCGTGAAGTTAGTAGAGCAGTTCTCCATATGGATGAACCGTTCGATGAGATTTACCAGTTCGCAGCGGACATGGGGGGAGCAGGATTTGTGTTCTCGGGTGAGAATGACGCAGATATTATGCATAATTCTGCCATGATAAATCTGAATGTTCTTGATGTCGTACAAAAAGCCAACGCCTTCTTTAGAACTAATAAGACAAAGATTTTTTACAGTAGTAGCGCGTGCATGTACCCCTCTCACAATCAATTAGATCCAAACAATCCTAATTGCAAGGAAGACAGCGCCTACCCAGCGAACCCTGACAGCGAGTATGGATGGGAGAAGCTTTTTAGTGAGCGTCTATACATGGCATACAGCCGTAATTATGGCATCCCAGTGCGGATCGCTCGCTTCCATAACATCTTCGGTGACAAGGGCACCTGGACTGGTGGCAGAGAGAAGGCACCAGCGGCGATGTGCCGAAAGGTGGCTGAGACCCCCGATGGTGGAACAATCGACGTGTGGGGAGACGGGGAGCAGACACGTAGTTTTCTGTACGTAGACGACTGCACCGAGGCTGTATACAGATTGATGCAGAGTGACTTCACTGGTCCGGTTAATATCGGTAGTGAGGAAATGGTTACTATCAATCAGCTTGTACAATTGGTTGCTAAGATCGCTGGGAAGAATATTAGCGTGAACCACATCGATGGTCCTCTCGGAGTACGGGGAAGAAACAGTGACAACGCTCTCATCAAGGAGAAGCTTGGTTGGGAGCCCTCGATGAACCTTGAAGCAGGACTTAACAAGACGTATCATTGGATTACATCGCAGTTGGAGAAATAATGCCTACAAAGAGAAAAATTACTTTGAGTAAAGATAAGGTTAGGAACAAGGATGTTTCTCACCTTAAAGAATATTTCACTTATAGGGGAGATGAATTCTACTTTGATCAGCCAGCTGGTGAGTGTGAGTTTAGGTTATATGCTGAGCTTTCAGATCTAGTCAATAATACAACAATCCTTGATATTGGTACACGGTACGGTGGTTCAGCTTTGGCACTGTCACATAACCCTAATAATCAAGTAATAACATATGATGTTGTTGAATGGGAATCTCATTCCAAGTTAAGAAAAGATAATATTGATATGCGTATCGGTAATTTTATGGAAGATAGTTCCATTGATTACAATGACGTTGATATTATTATGATTGATGTAGACCCTCATGATGGTTTGCAAGAGCCTCCCATGATTCAATTCCTTGAAGAAAAGGGATGGGGTGGTATCTTATTGCTAGATGATATTAGTACAGAAGGTACTAGGGGCAGCGAGGGGCAAATAGACCCATGGCCTGCAATCAGAGAGATGTGGGAACAACTGCCGTATGAGAAGTATGACGTTACTGATATTGGCCATTTTTCTGGAACTGGTCTTATCAATTTCGGGAATAAATTTGATTTTAAATTGGTAGGTTAATATGAGAGTACTAGTCCTAGGATCGTCGGGCCAGGTAGGTGCTTATCTCGTAGAGTATCTCGAGAAGAATGGCCATGAAGTAATAGAATTCGATATTGAAAGATCCTCAGAAGAGGACTTACGTTTAGATACTAACTCTCGTCTTATGATGTCGATGTCATATAGCGACTTCGTATTCTTCTTAGCATTCGATGTCGGTGGGTCTAGGTACCTTTCTCAGTACCAAAACACTTTTAATTTCATTAATAACAATTGCCGTATTATGGCGAATGTTTTTAAAGAGTTAGAAATGCATGAGAAGCCGTTTATTTTTGCTAGTAGCCAGATGTCCAACATGAATTATAGCCCTTACGGAGTTCTCAAAGCGGTCGGGGAACTTTATACGAAGAGTCTTAAGGGGCGTATCGTAAAATTCTGGAACGTATATGGTATCGAGCATGACATGTCGAAGTCGCACGTCATTACAGACTTCATTCTCAAAGCAAAGAATACCGGTGTCATTGATATGATGACCGACGGTGAGGAAGAGAGAGAGTTCCTCTACGCGGAGGATTGTTGTAGAGCTCTAGAGCAAATTATGTATAATTATAATGAGTTCGATGAGAATACTGAGCTGCATATTACTAGTTTTGAAAGCACAAAAATAATTGATGTGGCACGCATCATTGCCGACCATTTTGGTGCTATAATGGTACCGTCAGAGAATAAAGATTCTGTGCAGATGAACAAAAAGAATGAGCCCGATAAGACGATTTTGACTTATTGGCGACCAAGTACTACAATAGTTGAAGGCATTAATAAAGTGATCGAGAGCATGGAAAATGAATAACAAAGTAGCAATTCTGACCCCTACGTTTGGTAGGCCGCATAAGATCCAAGCTTATATCGACAACGTTCGAGAGACTACGGACATGAATTTGGCGGAGATTGTCTTTATTGTTGAGGATGACGATACAGAGGTGAAGGAACTTTGTCAGCAATCCGGAGAGATCACTCTGATTAATACTAGAAAGCGTAGCTTCGCCGGAGCCATCAATACGGCTGTCCGCCAGCTCGATAACCAGTATTTCCTGGGCTCTAGCGATGACTTCTATTTCCATCCTAATTGGCTACCGCCTCTCCTCGCCCTGACTGACCAGTACGGCTTCATTGGGACTAACGATCTGGGTAGGAATGACAACCTGGCTACGTGCTATTTCGTGAATAGGAATTATCTTTCCCGCTGTGTTCCAGACTCCCCAGAGGATCTGGTTTGTGAGGAGTATCTCCACAACTTTACCGATACTGAATTGACGGAAGTTGCGATGTCCCATGGAGAATTTTATCACTGCCACGAGTCCATCACTGAGCACATGCATCCTGTATACTCTAAGGCACCGTATGATTTGACGTATGCCTTGCAGGAGGGAACGTGGGAGCATGACGTAAAACTGTTCGAAGAGCGCTCTAAGATGTGGAGAAAGGGAGATTTTACTCCCGATAAGTACGTACATAAGTAAGAGAAAGGAAAGTAGTGACAGAATGGGTAGAGATTGAACCACATCTGTGTGAGTGTGGTTGCGGCACTTTTATAACAAAAAAAAGTAAGCTTTCTCAAGGAAGATTTGTTCAAGGTCATGCATTCAAATCAGCAATCAATCTGGTACCAGACCCAGATTCGCTTTTGCCAGAAGAGTATGATAGAATTAAAAAGATCCCCGCTTGGAAAGCAATGATGGAAAACATGCAGGAAATCACGACGCAAGTACTTAATGGTAAACAGGTGTTGAGCTACGGTCTATTAGAAGATTTAGACTGATGTTTTTAGCTCCTGTGGCGCAATTGGTAGCGCAAGAAACTTTTAATTTGAACCTTTAACTGCATTAGTTATTGATGATAACATTAGTTAGGAGTTCAAATGGCTAAGTCAATAGACTGGGTATGCGAATACAGAAAATGTAGTACAGTTTTTAAAAGGTATGATTGCTACGTAAAAAAAGGAATTAAAAGATTCTGTTGTCAAAGTCATTCAACTTTAGAAGAAGTTGCTAAGAATAAAGAAGCTAAAAAAGGCAGATATGGTTTAAATAAACCACAAGGTGTATGTAAACATTGTGGAGATAAAAACAAAATAAGAAATTCTAAATATTGTAAACAATGTTATAATATAAATTATTGTGCAAAAAGATATGGTTTAACAATACAAGATTACTTTGATATCTTAGAAAAACAACATAGTAAATGTGCAATTTGCAAAATTGAGAAATGTTCTACTGGTAGAAATTTTGCTATAGATCATGATCACAAAAGTGGCACAGTGAGAGGCTTGTTGTGCTATAGTTGTAATATTAGACTTGGATGGTTTGAGAACAAAGAACAAGAATTAAAGAATTATTTACAAGCCTCTGTAACTCAGAAGTAGAGTAGTGGCCTTTTAAGCCAACGGTCGGGGTGGCAGAATCCCCCAGGGGCACAAAGTGATTGTGGGTTCGAGTCCCGCCAGGAGCACCCGAACGAAGCAAATACCGTAGACACAGAACACCTGGGTAAGTGTATAAAATGCCCATCATGCTCCATAGCCCAATGGTACGGCGCTGGTCTCATACGCCAGAGGTCTAGGTTCGATTCCTAGTGGAGCCACTAAGCGGAATGTAGCGCAGCTTGGTTAGCGCACCTGCTTTGGGAGCAGGGGGTCGTGGGTTCGAATCCCACCATTCCGACGCAGTAAATTATTGCCCTTGTAGCTCAGTGGCAGAGCAATTCCCTTGTAATGAATAGGTCGGGGTTTCGATTACCTCCGGGGGCACGTGGTATAATATTAAATTAGGCCCTGATATCCCAATTGGCAGAGGAGGTCGGCTTAAAACCGATAAAGTGTGGGTTCGAGTCCCACTCGGGGCACAAGAGCTATAGAACGGAACAAGGTATACACGGGGGCCTTCAAATGAAGAATTGGTTGCAATGCTTCAAGAGAGCAACTATACTCAGGTGGGTAAGAGTCTTGGCGTTTCTGATAATGCTGTAAAAAAACGTTTAAAAAATAATTAGATATGAGCCTTGGTATCCCAATTGGCAGAGGACAGGCACTTAAAATGCTTTCAGTGTGGGTTCGAATCCCACCCAAGGTACCCCTTGCCGGAAGGATTGTGGGTTCAAGTCCCACTCGGAGCACGATGCCTTATAATATTCACTTATGGGGGCATTCAGTAAACAAATGCACATAACATGGACTAACAAGATAGATGGCAAGTGTGCCTGCCATAGTTATGATGTAGAAGCTGGACAAAAATACGATGACTTTGAAAGTAGGCACACCCCTGTGGTGTGCTTCAATGCTTTTGGGGAGTCTTATAGAATTAGACTTGACGAAAAGGATCGTAATGCCACCAACTATGACGCTACAACACTATAATTTTAGAGTTAGCAAAGAATGTAATTAATTATCTAAGTTGTCATAGATAATATGGAAAAACTTTGTGAATGTGGATGCGGCAACGCAGTTAATCTTAAATGGTCTTCTAAAACTAGATTCCTTCGTGGGCATAGCAGCAAAGGGAGAGTTTTTGATGACGCATTGAGAGAAAAAATGCGTCAAAACGGTGCGAAACGTAAAAATAGGTCCCACTCTGAAGAAACTAAAAAAAAGATTGGTGATGCTAACAGAGGGAAAAAATTACCTCCTCAGTCTAAAGAGACCATAGAAAAAAGAAGACAATCTAACATTGGTAAAAAAAGATCTGAAGATTTTTGTAGGAAAAACGGAGAAATTCATAGAGGTAAAACAGTTAGCCCAGAGACCAGAAAGAAATTGTCTGCTGCTGCTAAAAATAGACCTCCAGCGTCTGATTCCTATAGAGAAAAAATGAGCAAAATAACAAAACAATTTTGGATTGATGGAGTTTATGACAATTCTAACAATTTAAATTATAGTTCGTATGAAGTAAAGCTTGAGCCAATTTTAAAAAAACAAGGCTACATGGCTACTTATTTAAGACCTTTCTTTATAAAAAACGGCGATAAAGTTAGGAAACCTGATTTTGTTAACGTAAATTCTAAAAAAGTAATTGAATTTTTTGGTACTTATTGGCACCGTGATCGTATTTTACCAGATGGCAAACGTCATGAAACCCCTGAAGAATATATTGCATGGTATAAAGAAGCTGGTTGGGATTGTGTTGTTGTTTGGGAAAATGATTTTGAAGAATTTTATAAAGAAATGAGTAATTAATGCCTTCCATGTCATTAAACACCGCAGCAAAAATCATTTTAGAACTATCTAAAATCCCGGCCACTCCGAAACTGGTGGCGGCATTCAGCAACCCAGGCCCGAATAGTATGTGGATCAAAAGTGTTTTAAAAGCCGCTGCGCCAGCGGCTGGTACCCTGTATAATCCTTCTTACGAACAAGCATTGAATGTTCTACGAGAAAATGGAATTGATATTAATATCTTTGATACGAATTAAAGCAAGCCTCTATAGCACAAGGGACAGTGCAAAGGAGTTCTAACCCTGGGATCTCAGTTCGAGTCTGAGTAGAGGTACTAGTTGTACTAAATAAGTTAAGAAAGGGTAAACAAGAGTAGCACCGCTACCACTTCATCAGAGCCGTTCAACGCACACCGTCTATGACAATTATCCATGGCCTAGCTCGCCGTTCCCTCCTTGTGGGTATGTATGTGTGCTTATTTAGTACAACGCTTTTGGACAGTTAGCTCAGCGGTAGAGCAGGACCTTTACACGGTCAAGGCCGCAGGTTCGATCCCTGCACTGTCCACTTGACAAATAATAAAAATAGATGTATAGTTGTAAACAGTAAGGAGGAATTATGGCCAATTACGGTAAGAGCTTCCTAAAACATGGTGCCGAATTCGCGCTCAGTGTTGGTATGATCAAGGCTGGCAAGGAGATGGAGCGCCTGCAAAAGGAAAAGAAAGAACGGATCAAGATGAATAAAGAGAACGAAAAGCTAGAGCAAGAGTACGTAACAGAATACGTTCTTTATAAGCCAGCTCTTGATATGATTAATGAGAATATCTCAGATCTGTTAGAATTCATTGTAGAGAATGAAATGAATATCAGTAAGGAATTAATGGACAAGACCAAGCATGTTCTTGGTATGCTTGATTGGGTACAGACAGAAGAGGCGGCATTAGAAAATGGAAATTAAGCTGAGTGTTAGTATTGGCGCTACCTTGCAGGTTAAGAATGCAAAGGGAGAGTGGGACTGGATCAAGCCGGAAATTGGGTGCGAGGTATCTCTTGACCCCACAAGTTTTCCCAAGTTAGAGGGCGAAGACGAGCAATACTTGACTCCCTCGCGTTTGCAGGATGTTTTTTCTGAGATGTGGGATGGAGTAGTAGGACCACAGTTCAAGAGCGTGGTGAACGAGTTGATCAACGATCAGGCCCCGAAGGAAGAGGCCATTGACCCTGCCGACGAGGCAGTTGAAAAGGTCTTCCCTGTGGAATATGTCTCAGAAGATCTCGATGAGACCGATGTTATTATTAAATCAAATGATGATTTTGAAGTTGAGTATGTAGAAGAAGAGGATGCGTATTACTAATGCGTGTATGGATCGTAACTACCAAGGAAAAAAACAAGGTTGTCGGGGTATACTCTTCCCCAGAGCTTGCTAAGAAGGACATCCAAGACCCTGAAAACGTCAAAGTGACGCGTTATACTGTCAATGTAGAGAAGAAAAAGGAAGAAGAGAAGTAATGACAGTAATCGCCGCCGCCATAACAAAGAAGGATGGCATCGTTATGGTATCCGATTCAGAGATTACGTCTGGATGGACCAAGGACAACGATGGGTATAACAAACTTTGGGTAGACGATAGGGGCAACTTCCTTATCGGTGGTTGTGGTACTGTCCGTGGTATACAGATCTTCAAGTACTGGGTCGAACTCCCGTTATACAATGGAGACAACCCGGAAAAGTTTGGCGTGGAGCAAATTGCCCCATTGTTGCGGAACGCGCTGAGCGAGCATGGAGCCCTGACCGTTAATAAGAAGGAAGAGTTTTTTGAAGGAGAATTCTTGATGGCGTGGGGGGATACCCTTATCGTTATCTCATCCGACTTTAGCATCTGTGTACCAACCAGTGGTCGCTATGCGACAGGGTCTGGTCAGAGTGAGGCTCTCGGCCATCTTGGTAATACTGGACCTTGGACAAAAGCGGACGTTATTGAAGCCGCTCGTAAGGCGACAATAACTGCCGTTGGGGTTGGTGGCCCACTTTGGGTTGGTACCACTAAATCCATGGCAATAGAACAAGTATGATGTGCTATAGTAGTAATAACAAATAAAGAGATACGAAATGAAGCAGAATTATATTATGCCGAGCAAGAAGAGCGTTGCAGAGAAGCCGCTTGTCGAAGTAACAGAGCCTGACTACGGTGAAACAGATAAGTCTTCAACGCGAGCAGAGACTCGTCGCGCCAGCGCAAACGGAGGCAATGTTCTTGAGGCAGTGGCGACCCTCGAGAGGCTCAATGAGGTTCTCTACATGAATGATCTTGCTGAAGTCAAGTTGCTCAACTCTGTGCAAGTTGATAACCTTGCCTCGGAACTTATTGCAGTACGTAAGGCTAAGGATATTGTTGAAGGCCGTGAGGCTTCTCTAAAGAAGTACGCGACTGATGTTATCAACCTTAAGATTGAGAACGATGGAGAAAACCCAGATGAATTCGGTGGGTATCTTGTAAGCCCGGAGAACGGTGTAAAGCTTTCTAAGGAAGTGTCTGCGGGGAAGCTCAATGTCGATATCAATGAGTTGAAGAAGATTCTCGATGACGATCAGTTCTTCTCGGTAGTTAATACCGTAACAACGAAGATTACTACGATTGTCCCTGGTGGTGGCAACAAGGTCGAAGAGTCAACAGTATACGAAATCAATGAAGAGTGCCTAGAGAAGCAGCTTCTCGCCGGTAATATCGGTATGGAACAAATTCTGAAGGCATCTATCCCAGGAAAGACTCGTACTGCTTTTTATGTCAGAGCCCTATAAGAAACCGAAAAGAATAATCCCATTAAGGGACGACCTACCTCTCTTTGACGTGACGATGGCAGCTTCATTCTTCGATTTGAACCCAAGAGCTTTTAAAAAGAAGGAACAATATTTTATTGATTATAATGGTGAAAAAATCATAGCTACTAGGACACCAGGTAATCAACGTAGGTATAGTCTGAATGATCTTCTAAAGATCGCGCATGCTTTAAGGCGACAAAACAAGATGACTGATAGGCAATTGCGCCTAATAGTTCTAAGAATAGACGCTTTCAAAGAGCCAGTTAAAAAGCATAGGTTACGTTACCGCAAGGGTATGAAAAACGGGCTGGTTATACCTGCGAACCCAGAGGGGTATTGGGAGAAGAACCAATGAAGAAATCTACACTTCTTATTTTTGACACTACGAACATTTTTATCAGAAGCTTTTCTGGCTTAATGCGTCACGGCCTTACAGCCCCGGATGGGACTGGAACATGGGGAACGTTTGGCACATTCAATACGGTAGCGAACCTTGTAAGGAAGTATGAGCCCTCTCATCTACTACTGGCCTTTGATAAGGGCAAAAGCTCTAAGCGTCTAGCCATCGACCCCGAGTATAAGGCCAATAGAGATAAGAAGCGTGATAAACCGAAACCAATGGAAGAGGCTTTTTCACTAGAATTCAAGCCACAATTAGAGATGTTTCTCATGCTTTGTTCTTTGAATGGTCTGCCATTCCTAAGGATACAGGGAGTAGAGGCGGACGATATCATTGCTCATGCTGCCCTTAGCTTATCTCCAGTGTTTGATCGGGTAGTAATTGTTAGTGCTGACCACGACTTACACCAATTAATTAGGCCAAACATTATCGTCGTTAAACCGAACATTAGCTTCAAAGATATTGAAGAAGAAGTCCACACCATGGAAACAATCATGGATACATGGGGAGTAGAACCATGGCGTCTCCCTGAGATCTGGTCATTGATGGGTGATACTGGAGACAATATCAAGGGGATCAATGGTATTGGCCCCAAGAAAGCAACCAAACTCATAGCAGAACACGGAGATCTTGAAGCAGTTCTTAGTTTAGATGACCCTAAGATACAAGAGAATATAGAAGTAGTTAGAAAAGCCAAGAAGCTTATCGAGCTCTCTACTGATAATAGCATTGATTTCCCCCCGCTCGGAAATCTACAATTCAACCCAATGAAGTATGGAGACCCAGGGTATATAGAACTAGAAAACATCTATGATCAGCTAGGGTTCACACAGATAAAAGATAGATGGCGAAAGAACATCCTATGGTCAGACGGCCTACAATTTGGTAAAAGGTTAAATGGTCATTAACGTATGGGTTCATGGATAGTTGTACCAGAATTAGATACAATTAATATATTGACTGAGTACGGAAGATTCTTAGAGAACGATTATCGCATGATAATTGAGCATCTGGAGGTCCCCGATGTCTTCGAAGAATTTGTAGAAAAAACTCACAGAAAGTTTGTGTTCGTATCAGACAGCGATATCCCATGGGTTCTCGCAAAAAGCGTGTATCTTTGTCTAAAACTAGCTGGGCCAGACAGTATAGTCGTGAAGTCTAATAACTTAGATGAGACCTTCATGGTGCAGAATATTCTTGAGAACCACGCTAATGATGTTAAGTACAAGATCTTTACCGCGCACCACGATGAATTAAAGCTTGATAATGAATGGCGTGACGAGATCGAGAACTCAACAGATATAATTGTGTTCGGGGATGAAACAATGTCTCGAGCGTTTAGAGAGTACGAGACTGTAGAACGCCGTGTATGGGAACGTGGTAATAAGTTTAGCTTTGGAATTATTAAAGCAGAGTACCTGACTCAATCTATAATTAACAAAATATGTTTTGACTTCTTCTCGTTCTATGGAGAGGGGAGCCTATCCCCAAAGTTTTATTTCATCGTCGGCAAGATTAATAAGAAGATTATCAAACAATTTGCTATGAATATGATCACAATGTATGGTGGTATGATACAGGAGTACAGAGAAAAGTTGCCTCTTACGAAAAAGAGCGACCTAGTCCAAAAGATCGTCGGAGTGAATTATGCCGCTAAATATATAAGAATCGGTAATTTGCGCACAGAAGATTTCTTTGATAAACTGTACGGAGACGTAAGACTAGTCGAAGTAGACGACCTTGAACAGGTTGAGGATTTTATAAAGGATTGGCAGGATAATATCAATACCGTCGCTACTAACGTAGATGACGACATGGAGACGTTAGATCTTTTAGAAGATAGAATGGTCATACGAATCTGTGATATTGGTGACATGCAATTCCCAGAGTTTTTTGAGCAGTACGACAGAGTGGATGATTTCATGATGTTCTCTGGCGATGATGAAGAAGAGTATCTTTAAGTAGGAAAAATGAGAAATATTATTAGGCAAAATATAGATAAAAAATGGTTTAAGGCTCTAATGATTATTAGCCTAGCCGTTGGTTTCTTCTTGATACTACCTATTATGATAGTTATACTTCCAGTTGTGCTGGCTTACGCATCAGTAGAGGAAATGTTAAAAAGAAATAAGAAGCCAACTGAAGTGAATTTTAACGAAAACAATAAGTGGGGCAACCCTTCTTCATTCAAATATGAAAGCTGGAAAGATATGGGTAACAAAAATGGATAAAGAACAGGCTAGATTAGCTCAAGGTTATGAAGTAATGTTTGAGAGAAACCTGGCTCTTATCGCTAGCAAAAGGCAAGAGGTCCGGATCTTTTCAGACGGGTTCGTATACGAAGGGTTCCTTGGTGGCTTGGACGATAGTTGGGTCCAGCTATACGGTCATGAAGAGAACGATAAGAACAACGCGGATACCCAATGGCGTTTCATCCTTCTCAATAAGAACAACATTTCTTCTATCGGGCCGACTGGTAGAGGTCTGCATGACTATGATAATTATACTCGTGAATTTATTAGTAAGAAGATCCAAACCTTCTCCAGCGTTTGTGATAAGTTCTTAGTTTCAAAGGGAGTAAAAAATGATGGTAGAAGAGAAAAGATTTGATGGCCCTCTCAACGATTACGACGATAACAGCTACGATGAAACAGTAGAAGTACAGCCAGTAATTAGTAAAGAAAAGCTCATAAATGATATCGATTTGACGAAGGCAGACCCTCGGCAACTCCTTCTCTATTTCTGTAGCCGTTTCAAAGAGACACAAGGCTACGACTATAATGTAGACTGGGTGAGGGAAACTGCCATCCTCAAGTCGTTCAAGGAACGTTACGGAGCTGATTCAGGACCTATGATTAAAGTGCTTTTTGATAAGCACAAGGGCAAGATCAATGATATGGTTATGACCATCACGGCATTCAGTAAGGGTAGCAAATGGATCCAAGACACCCTATACGTTGCCCTGCAACAGAATAGAATCAAAGAAGAGAACAAACCAAGTTCAGAAGGGTTACTCACAACCGATGACTTCATTAAACGATTCAATGTTTGATTGGCAGAAAGACTATGTCGATCTCAAGTTCGATTATCTGGATGATGACGAGGTCAATTACTTAGAGCTCAAGCACCCACAATTTGAGATCTTCAATAAGAAGGGTTGCCCTACCTGCACTGACCGTTCTTGCGGGGACTGCAAGCTCCAGTTGCAATTGTATAAGCACTACCTGCGGGCCGGGATCGGTCTTAACTACCAGCGTCTTGATTGGTCTGACTTCCACGGTGATCAGAAGGCGTTAGACCTGGCTAACATTTATCTTGGTCAGCACAAAGAGTTCATCAAGGGTGGCATGGGACTGATGTACCATGGCTCGTGGGGTACTGGTAAGACTCTTCTTACAAGCCTTATTGCCAAGGAACTGGTGAAGCTCGGCTATAGTGTATACTTTGCCACCTTCACCCAGATGGTGGATGAGTTCACTCGTGGATGGGGCAGCAATGAAGACAAGGCTCGTTTTGAAAGTAGAGTCGTAAAGAGTGATGTATTCTTCCTGGATGATATTGGGAAGGAATTCCGTAGTAAATCAAATTTGTCCGAAGCCACCTTCGATCATGTACTGCGTCAGCGGGCACTAGATAACCGTCCGACTTTTATTACAACAAACATGACGATTGAAGAGTTGAATGAGGGCTACGGTAGTGCTATATTCTCTCTTCTGAAGGAAAGAATGATTGTCCACAACATGGAAGGAATCGACTATCGTGAGTACGCTCGTGATCGTACGCTCGATGAGATTAAGAATTCAACAATCAGAAAAATTATTTAGTAGAAAGTAAGAAGATGGACCTGGAGCGCAGCTTCGTAAGGCATTTTGTAAAATTGGATAGCTTCAAAGTTATTTGGGATAAGGGTATTAGAAGCGAGCATTTCTTCGATGATGGAGTGCGTGAGCTGTTTGACTACAGCATGGATTATTACATCCGTAGTCAGTTCAAGAAGACTGTAGACCAGGACTTTCTAGAGACTAAGTTCGATGACTATTTCGCCAAGCATGAATGGCCGGAAGAGGAATATCTTGTCGGTGTTCTTGTTGAGGAACTTATCACTAAGTACCGAAAGGCTAGTACTCAGAGCGCCCTACTCAAGGCGGCGAATGCCCTTGAAGACGATCCAGAGGCTGGCATTTCATTAGCCCTGAATAGTCTCACAAAGATCCAGAGCGACACGAGTACTCGGGAACGCATCGAAATCTATGGTGAAGGATACGAGCGTCGTGTCAATGAATATATTGATGAGATCGCCAACCCCACCAAGGATCGTAAGGGTATTTATCTTGGATGGGATGCTCTTAACGACCACATGTATGGCATCCAAAAGGGTGAGCTTGCAGTCGTAGTGGGCATCCCCAATGTAGGTAAGTCATGGGTGGGGAGTGTCATCGCTCTCGAGGCAGCTCGTAGAAAGAACAAGGTATATTTCGCATCCCTGGAGTTGCGCAAGGAGCTTACACTAATGCGCCTGGACTGTCTAGCGAGTGGAGTACCATACAGCCGATATGAGCGCGGTCAACTGACTCCTAACGAGTTGAAGCGCCTTAAGGAAGCACGCGAAGAGATTATGGAATTTGGCGAGTATCTTCTGATTGACTCTCCGAGCAAAAAGTCTGAGCGTAGCGTCATGGAACTGTATTCCAAGGCAAAGCACTGGGGAGCTGATCTGATGGTTGGTGACCAGCTATCATGGATCTCAACAGAGAAGAGCTACGGGTCTGCGAGCAACTACCAGACCCTGCAGATGGCTGAGGTTATTACAGACGTTGCATCTACAAACAGAGAAATGGGGATGGCTTCAGTGTGGCTAGCCCAGTTCAACCGAGAAGCGGCGAAGAGCAAGAAGGGCCGTGGGGGTCTTGCTAACATTGGTCTAAGCTCACAAGTTGAACAGATTGTTGACGTTGCTCTCGGGATCGGGTGCACGCAGGAGATGAAGCGTAATGAAGCTCTTGTGCTCGATATTATGAAGAGCCGCCGCAGTGACCTGAAATCTTGGATGCTAAACTTTGAGTTGAAGGACCGTACTTCGTTGAGTATTGTTCGTGAATACGAAGAGGCTGGTGAATAATATGCAGACATTTTTGCCGTATGATGATTTTGAAAAGACAGCAAAGGTGATGGACCGGAAGCGTTTGTGTAAGCAAAGAGTAGAAAACTTGCAGATCATGAACGCTCTTTTGGACCAATCATACGGCTGGCAAAATCACCCAGCAGTAAAGATGTGGCGTGGTTATGAGTGGTATCTGTACAAGTACCAAGAAGCAATATGTTATGAATGGACATCTAGGAACTACAAGGATACCTGCCTAGAGAAGACGCAAAATCTAATGGCTGGTAAACCCATCGGGACGAATAGACCGCCGTGGCTTGGTGACGAAGAGTTTCATCGCAGCCATCGTAGTAATCTGTTGCGTAAGGAACCAGAATTCTATGGTAAGTTTTGGGATGTAGAAGATGATCTGCCATACGTCTGGCCGGTCACAGCATAGAAAGGAGTAAAAATGCAGATGCCTCTTGAAGAACAGATTCATATTCTCAATGTATATATTGAGGACCTTAGAGAAGAGAATGATGATCTTCGTAATAAGATCAAAGAAGCTTTAGATTATATCCGCGCGGATAGTTTGATTAATGGTTATCCTGAACGTCTTATTGAAATATTGGAGTGGTAATGTCCAACTCTATGGCCGACATCTTTCCTGGGCTAGACGCAAGAGTCGTGCTGCAGGATATTCTCGGCATTAAAGACATTATTGATAGTGGAGAAGAGCTAATACACTCATGCCCTTTGCCACTGGGTATGCATAAGAATGGTGATAGAAACCCCAGCGCAAGCTTGAACAAAGACACATTGTTATTCAATTGTTTTACCTGCGGAGGCGGGAGCGTTATCTGGCTAGTTCAAAATTGCTTGAATGTTAATCGGAATGATGCCATCGCTTTATTGAAGAATGAAGCAACTGGATTAAAGTTAATATCAGTAGAAGATTTTATTGAAAAGTTAGAAGGAGTATTTATCAATGATAAAGCGAATGGCCCTGAGATTCCTTATTACAGCGAAAATTTGCTTAAACGCTGGGAAGGCCCATGTGATTATTTATCTAGAAGATCCGTTTCACTGGATGTCCAACGACAAATGCGCACCGGTATCGAAAAAGGTAGGCTTGAAGTTGCTAAGACGATTTCGGGAGAAACTACTGTCTCTGTTGATCGAGTCGTACTACCGCACTTCATCAAAGGTAGACTCGCTGGGTGGGTTGCTAGAAAGATTGAAGAAGTAGCCGGAGTTCCTAAGTATAGAAACTCTAAGGGGTTCCCTCGAGAAGCGTGGCTCTACAACCTAGATAATAATTTAGATACAAAAGAAGTTTATGTCGTAGAAAGCCCCATGAGTGTATTGGTCATGAAAAGCCGTGGAGTGGATAACGTTGTCGCTACGTTCGGGGCGAAAGTTGGTCACCATCAGATGGAATTGCTCCGTAATTTTGATAAGGTCAATGTCTTTATGGATGGAGATATGGCCGGTAGACTTTCAACGGAGAATCTGATTGAGGGGCTCATGCCGTATACCAAAGTAGGTGTCATCGAAACCCCTGATGAAGAGGATCCTGCCACACTTCTAGAAATACCTGATACAATATCTTCGTTCGAATACCAATTAAAATACCGCTTGACTTACAGTGGTTGAGCTGCTATAGTGTGCAGTATCATAAAAATATAGCCTTAGGGCTCTTGATAAAAGGATAAGAAAATGGCTTTGCAAAAAGGAATGTCAGCAGTAAAAGCAAGCATCGAGCGTTCGCAGAGAAGCAGTGGGCCTCGTGAGTACGAGCGTACCCCCTGGTACAACTGGAATGCAGGAGAGAGCAAGGTCCTTCGTTTCCTGACGGATGCGAATGATATCTTTGTCGTCCCAGTCCACTCGATGGTACCGACGTTCGATGGTAAGAAGAAGAACTTCGTCTGTCGCTCCGTCTTCGACGCTCCTTGTGAGCTGTGCGCTCGTGAGAAGGGCACCCCTGGGGCCTACCGCCGTGATGTCGGTTATGGAGTAGCAGTTCTTCGTGAGGAAGTCCGTGAGGAAGTTGACGGTCAAAGCAAGGTTGTTGGATACCGTGACGTTACTTCTGAGTATGAAGAGATTGTCGATGGAAAGACCGTAATCAAGAAGAAGCCGTACGTTGGTATTGTTTCACAAGGTATGCGCAATTTCTGGAATACTATTGCTGTCATCTCAGAGAAGTATGGATCATTGCGTGACCGTGAGATTGAGATCATTCGTCAGGGTCAAGGTACTGATACCACGTACATGGCCTTTGCTCTCCCCGAGAAGATCATCACGGATAAGGAAGGTCGGCCGAACATTGATGAGCGTTACGCGAAGTTCATGCCTGATGTAGAAGCCTTCCTGAACCGAATCGGCTCTGCTGAGTATTACGATGCTAACCTTCGTGGTATTGTGAAGAAGGAGAACCAGCCTTCTCAGCCTTCTGCCCCGGTGGCGTCAGATGACGAATATGGTGAGGACGAGTACGTTTCTATCGATGAAGAGACTACCGCAGACCGCCTACGTCGGAAGATGGCAGCTCAGTCGTAGCCTAAAGTCGTGGGTCCCGATAATCCGCACGCCCATGGAGTAGCTGAAGAAGGGATAGGCTGCTCCTGCCTCAAATTATAGTTAGGAGTTAAGATGAGAGTTCTAGTATGTGGTAGCCGTGACTATGACGACAAATTAGCAATTAATAACGCTATCTATAGGATTGTTTCACAAAACGATGATGTGGTTATTATTGAGGGCGGAGCAAGAGGAGCAGACTCTATAGCTAGAGAATGCGCTTTATTAAACAAGTTAGGTTTAGAAACATACCACGCTGAATGGAATAAGTACGGAAAGAGAGCCGGGTTTCTTAGGAACCAGCAGATGCTGGACGATGGTAAACCTGATCTTGTGCTAGCATTCTTTAGTGATTTAAAGAAAAAGTCACGCGGTACTGGTATGATGGTAGAGATAGCTAAAAAAGCTGGAGTGAGAGTAGAAGAGTATGGGCGAGAAAATTAATAAGACGCACGATCAGATCGTTGCATGGTTGAACGAATCTTTACAGAAGGTTGGGGCACATATGGGGAATGACGAATACGAGAATGGGTACGCCCAGGCTCTCGTTGACGTTCTTTCCTTCGTAGAAAAGACGCAGTAAGATGGATCGTCTCGTAGCACTTCATCTTCACAGCGAGCACTCAAATCTTGACGGGCTTGCCACCATAGATCAAATCGTTAAAAGAGTTGTTGATCTTGGCCAGAGCGCAGTGGCTATTACTGACCATGGAGAGTGCAGCGGTCACCTACAGCTTCAAAAAGCTGCCGATAAGTTTGGCATCAAACCAATTCTGGGTATGGAGGGCTATTTCACCGAGAACCGCTTTGATAAGAGCGGTAAGAAGGGTGAGAATTACGACCACATGACCATACTTGCGATGAACGCTAAGGGGCTCGAGAACCTATGGGCTTTGTCCAGTTTGGCGTATATCGAAGGTAGTTACTACGGTAACCCACGATTCGACTGGGAACTTCTTGAGAAGTACAACGAAGGTCTTATCGTCACTGGCGGTTGCATGGGTGGATGCATTGGCAAACACCTTAAGGACGACAGCACATACTATAAGGCCGTGGAGAGAATCGGTAGATACCAGGATATTTTTGGTGACCGCTTCCATCTTGAGTTGCATACGTATCTTGATCCCGAGAGTAATGAGTGGAACCTAAAAGTAGCCGAGGCGGCGATTGATTTTAGCGTCCCGTTGATCGCAGTGGCCGACTCCCACTACGCTGAACCAGAACAATGGTTCGCTCATGAACTCATGACGGCCATTCAAATGGGTAAAACAATTTATGATGAAACTCGTTTTAGCTATGGACCGAATCAGTTGTGCATGTTCTCCGAGGAAGAGACTCGCAGACGCTTAAGCTATCTGCCGGAAAGTATTGTTGATCAAGCGATTTTGCGCACTGAAGAGATAGCTGAAATGTGCAGTGCACGCGTTCCTGGGTCTCGTAAGATGCCAGTTTTCTTCAATACAGCTAAAATGGATGAACGAAAGCTCCGAGAATTCGTTGAGGAAGGGTTTGAGCGCAAGATCGTCGGTCATATTGAATCGGGAATGGTCCCTGCGTACCGTGAGCGCCTTGAATACGAGATGGACATTATTGTAACTCGGGGATTCCCAGGATACTTTCTAACTGTGCGCGACATCATCGTTTGGAGCAAGGGTGAGGGGTTCTTGGTGGGTCCCGCGAGAGGATCGGTCGCCGGTAGCCTCATCGCGGATTGTCTAGATATCACAGAGATAGACCCAATCCCTCATGGACTAATCTTTGAACGGTTTCTTAATCCTGAGCGCGTCAGTATGCCAGACATCGACATCGATATGCCGAAGCATGAGCGGCACTTAGTCCGAGAATACTTGGAAAAGAAGTATGGTAAATACAATGTGTCCAGCATCGGTACTGCTAACACATTAGGGCCAAAGCAGGCTATTAAGGATATCTGCCGTGGCCTTGGTGTCCCAGTAGAAGATGCCCAGAAGATGTGTGATATCATCGATGATTCTTGGAATATCAAGAATCGTGGTGCAACGTGGGAAGAGACCTTTAAGCAATATAAGGGTGAGTTTTCATCGTGGGTGTCAAAGTACCCTAAGCTTTTTGAGAACCTACCTGAGTTTGTTAATCACATTCGTCACACTAGCGCACACGCTGCGGGCCTTGTTATCAGCAAGGAATCGTTGCTGGGGTCTATACCACTGCGTTACAGCCCATCTAACGAAGACGTAAGAACACAGTTTGATATGGGAGAGATTGACGAACTTGGTTTTGTAAAGATTGACCTTCTCGGGCTTAGAACCCTCAGCACTCTCATGGAAGCTCTAGAGATTATTAAGAGCAACAACGATGGTTCTCTCCCATTCAAGCACTTCTATGAATGGAACAATGACTGGTCAAAGTACTATGATGATGCCGATGTGTGGCGTTCGATCAGCACTGGGCACAACATTGGTTGCTTCCAGATTGAAACGAATGGTCTGCGCAACCTGGTTAAGAGATTCAAGCCAGAGAACATTGAGGACCTTTGTACTCTCATCGCTATTTTCCGACCAGGAGTTACTCGAGCGGTTGATGCTGAGACCGGTCTAAACCTTCTTGAGATGTATATGCAGAAGCGCGAAGGAAAACGACCAGTCAACTATAAGCACCCGAAGCTTAAGGATATTCTTGGTGTATCGTACGGAAGTTTTGTCTATCAAGAACAGATTATGGAGGCTTGCGTCTCCCTAGCGGGTTATACAATTGTTGAGACTGATCGTGTCCGTAAGATTGTTGCTAAATCGCACTACGAAGAGATGGTTGAAGAGTGTGATATCTTTGTCGCTAAATGCGGCGAGCAAGGTATTGATAAGAAGACAGCGTTGTCGATCTTCGATGACATGCGGGCATTCGGTCAGTACGCCTTCAACAAGAGCCATAGCCTTGGGTATAGCATGCTTGCGTACTGGACTGCCTGGGTAAAGCATTATTACCCACGTGAATATATGACCGCTTTGTTCCGAACAAACCCAGCTGATAGCGCAGTATATACGAGAGAATCTCGTCGTATGGGTATTAATGTTCTCGGACCAGACATCAATGAGAGCGGCAGTGGTTACACATTGACAAAGAGCGGAAGTATACGGTATGGTTTAAGCAGCGTTAAGTATGTCGCTAGTGCGGCTGACTATATCAACAAGCTTGGGCCATTTTCTACGTTTGAAGACTTCCTGAATAGGATCCCGAGCCGACGTGTTAATAAAAGAATCATTCTTTCGATGATTAAGTGTGGTGTATTTGACAGCCTGTGCGGTGATCCTAAAACTGCACTATACGAATACTGTAAGACAAGAAAAGAATTTAAAAGGAACTTAGATGATAATTGCAGCGAAGATTGTATGTATTGTGCTGGCCGCTCTAGTGTTTTTGAATGCTATGCGACGAACCAAGAATTTATCGATTCTAGAGGAGCCAATGAGCAAGAACTCTTGGGAACTATGGTTAGTATTGATCCTCTTGCTAATTACATTGATCTAATCGAGGATGAGCAAAATTTTCCTGGAGAAAAGAACATGTTCCAGGGAGAAAAGGCTATGCTTGGTGGTATCATGACGCAAGTGAAACAACTCGTCACTAAGAAGGGTAAGAACCCAGGGAAAGAGATGTGTCAACTGTGGGTAGAACTCCCCATTACAAGTGCTATAGAAGAGGACGGATCTTTTGAAGAAGAAGGCGAAGAGGGCTCTTCGAAAGATGAAAGCGTTCAAATCGTGGCATTCCCGGACACGTACAAACGAGTCAGAGAAAATCTTGAGGTCGGAACGCCGGTCCTGGTGGAAGTAGAAAAGATGAAAGACGGTCTCAGTCTAAGAAATGTATTTCGGCTTGACAAGCTGAGAGCTTCGTGATATGATAAAGAAAGTAAGAGAAAGATGAGTGATGGCTAAGTCATATATGAAAAAGTGGAGATGCTCAAAGTGCGAAACGACTATTGAAGCAATCGCCAAAGAGGTAACTCATCGTTGCCCGAAGAATAAGAACTTGAATACCAAGTTCGAACTAGTAGAGGAGAAGTAATGGAGTACGCAGAGCTTGAGCACAGTAAGATTAGCCTTCTAGTGCATGATAAGAGCAATTGTTTAAACCCGGAAGTTTGTACCATTCACAATAGAACCAATCATAATATGCGTGGGTTTAAGCAGTTTTACAGCTTCGACCGCCATATTATGGAACGCATCTGTACTCATGGGATCGGTCATCCAGACCCGGATGATATTAGAATCATCAATGGGTCTGACAACGGAGAACATGGATGTGACGGATGCTGCTTAGATTTTAAAGTACAAGAAGATTACGAAGACTCTTAAGGAGATAAAATGTTACCAGGTATTTCAGGAAAGCTGATTTTCAATCAGGACTTCTCAACCATCACCACACTTGACCCGACCGTCTGGTCCTCGTCGTGGTTTGGCGGCGGGCAGATGAACAATGTAAAGACCGACCCGAAGAACGTCAGCATCGTGAACGGTCAACTGGTCCTCACCCTTGCGTCCGCGACCTCGGGGGCGTTGGTCAACACCAACCCGAGCGACAGCAACAAGAAGGGCTTTCAGTTCACCTACGGCTATGCCGAAGCCAGCATCACCTTCCCTAGCGTGAACGGTGCTCTGGTCAACTGGCCCGCGTTCTGGACGGATGGACAGTCCTGGCCGACAACGGGTGAGTTCGATATCGCTGAGGTACTAGGTGGACACATGACCACCAACTACCACTACGGCACTCCGGCCAACCCGCAGACCTCCAACTCAGGGCAGGTCCCCGGCGACTGGACGGGCAAGCACCGCTACGGGATGTTGTGGATCCCCAACCTCCAGGCCGTCTACTTCGACGGCAAGTTGGTCTACGTCCGTCAGGGTCTGAGCATCGTGTCAAGCCCGCAGTACCTCATCCTCAACCACGGCGCATCGGGGACAGCGAACGTCGGCGCGAAGATGCTTGTGGACTACGTCAAGGTGTGGCAGTGAAGTTCAAGCGGGGGGATAACGTCATCACCCCCTTCGGCAAGACAGTAGTGGTGACGGACGTGAAGGTTGAGGCGCTGGTCCTTGTTGAGGCCGACACCCGAGCCTGGCGCGAGAAGTTGAGGAAGTTCCATGTTTGACGATTTTGACGAATTTGTGGAATACCACCAGATTTCCTACGAGGAACTGGGGCCCGCCTTCGCCG